TCAGCGGCACGACTTCACCGCCGCTTCCAGCTGCCGCTCGTATCCAATTCGCTGACGCCGCTCTGCCAGCAGCGCCCTTACCTTCACCTCCAGGCTGTCTGACTTCCGCAGATCGGCGGCGGCCCATGGCGGCACGGCAACATCCGGCGTGCGTCGAGGAACCTGTACTGGCACCTCGACGCGCACGGTGCGCACCTCTGGTTCGACGCGGGCTGCGCAGCCGGCCAGCAGCAGGACTACGACTGCCAAGGCAGAGCCAGTTTGCAATTTTGCGCAAGTTGGCAAGTTCATAGACCAAGCTCCTTGTCGATGATCGAGGTGGCAGCTACGCATTGGTCGCCACCGGCGCGCTCCTGCTGTAGGCGATTCGCTGCCGCATAGTCGTTTTGGGCGCTGGCTTGGGCAGCCTTCACCGCCTGCTCCGCCCTGGCTTGACGCTCGTTTGCGGCCAGGGTCAGGTCGCCCAAAGCCTTGCCCTGTTCCTGCGTCAAGCCTGCAAGATTGTCGCGAGCAGCTTTGCAGGTGGCAGCTTCCCCGGCCGAGGCGTCCAGCAGCGGGCGGTAATGCCGGGCCGCCTGCCACACGCCGGCGGCAGCGCCCAGGCCGATTAGCAGTGCGCAGCCGGCCAGCACCGGCAACAACCGGCCGACACCGGCCGACACCGCAATCATGCCAGCGCCCTCCGCACACCCTCGTCGATTATCGCCGCCGGGTAAGGGTTTCCGCCGTTCTCATGGATGATGATGCTGACCACCATCCCGCGCAGCGTGGCCGGGTCTTTGATGTTGATCGGGTCCGTTGCGCGCACGCCAAGGCGCTTGGCCACGGCAGCGGCGTAGGCCTGGGTGTCGTTCTCGTTGCTGGGGGCCCAGCGGTTGATGGTCTCCAGCACCGTGTCGATACCCTTCCCGCCCACGCCGGGCATGCCGTCCTTGCCGCGGTAGTTGATCAGCAGCTTGCCGAGGGCACGAATGCCGTTTTCGGGATGGTCGAAGCGGGCGAAGCGCGGGCTGGTCACGCCAACCTCCAGGCCGAGCTGGCCCTGCCAGGCGTTGCGGGGATTGAAATCGATGTTTCCGGGGTTGCGGTTGCGAACGCCTCGGGGCGCGGATTCAGTCATGGGTTTTCTCCAGGCATAAAAAAACCCGCAAGAAGCGGGTTTTTTTGATTTTTCAGTGAAGTATTGAAAACTTTTATTGAGGCGTTGCTGATTTTAGCTCAATCCTTTTCTGCCGGGCCACCTGCAAAATTTCTTTCTGGGTGATAATTCCTGGCGAATATTTCTCAAGCCCAACATCAACAATCTCCTCGAGCCGACTCACAAAGGACTCCGGATTACTTGCATCTAGGCCTTTGAACTTATGAAAATGATAATCCCACCATGAGAGAGCTTGTATCCTAGACACCAACTCATCGGGAAACCTCATTTTTATAACTTTGGCAGGAACTCCTCCAACGATCTGGAATGGAAGAACGTCTTTGGTCACGACTGACCCGGTTGCAATTATGGCACCATCACCGATTTTCAAATTCCTTTTGAGAGTGACACCTGACCCTATCCAAACGTCATTGCCAATTTCAATGTTCCTAGAGCTTCTTAACAGATCTGTGTGCTCAAAGTCATCCGAATGATATTCAGGCGTGTAAAACTTAGGCGAGGTTGAAATCCAATCTGGATAATGATCTGCGCCCATAATAGTCAGGCCAGAACCAATACTACAATAACGCCCGACTTTGACGCCATGCCCCAATTCACTGTGTGCGTAACTGAACGCCCCCATAGAGCATACCCTGTTTGTCTTGGAGAACCTGACATCAGTTTCAAGCGCGGTATTTAGATTGAAATGTATATTTCTATACTTCCCACCCTCAGCCTCCTTGATATGAATTTTTTTCTTTAAAAAAAAATCCCTGACAAGGGCATAGTCCAAGGTAAATACATCATCCGGATAAAAACTATCGTCCTTTCGTGCCATTGCTTACTCAACCTCTATCTTTGTTATTTTGCCAAAAAACAAAATTAACAAATAATACCACACCCATCCGATCTTGTCAGCAATGCCAATCGCGCATCACAAACATTGTTGCTGTTACTCCCCAGAAATAGAATCAACCTTCTTACAAAGGTCTGCAATCATAGCAATGATATTAGCCCGATCAGCTACAAGGGCAGCAATGATGAACGCTTTTAGTTCGTTCATCCTAAAGCTGTACAAGTCCCCGGCTTTCTTGATCAAAACTTTTTGAGCTGGGCTAACCTCGACCTGCTCGCCGTGAGCATCATCGATAACGACTGCAGGCCTATCTTCCCATTCATCACCCCATGAATCGTAACAAATAAAGCTGTATTTCATAGGATCAAGATCATAATAGCGCATGATCTCGATCGCACGCTGCACAGTCATGCCGCTGTGTAATCTTGCATTGTCGCCTTCGGATTCAACACGCTCTAACCATTGCCATATTCCAAACTCATTAGCCAAGTCAATTCCTGCAGAGACTTCGGCGCGAGATAGTTTTCTGACCGGCGTTTTAAGGCGTCCATCCGAGCTAGAAATAGCTGTATTAGCAGCATAAAATGTTGTAAACCTACGATCCGGTTTGCCTACCGATCGAATATTGTCTTCATCAGGCCTTATATTTCCGGCAAAGTCAATTAGCGACGTTTCGCTATCAAATCTCCCCATTACAACTGTTGAGTCATCGTTATACAGTCTTACTACTTGACCGCTAACTGACGCATCATTTGAACCGGACCTGAATCGAGACTTACCTGACCTTGCAGAAACAACATAGTTATCTGACTGATGCGTCCATGTGTCAGTTGATGGGTTGAACCTTGAAACGGTAGCGCCCGAGGTATCAAGAAGCCGATATTCACCTGAAGGTGTCCGATAGAGCACAGGAACTCCTGCTGCATCGGTGAATCCAACCCTTTGTCCGGCTCCAGGGCGAATGTCTACGTGACCGCTAACGCCATACGACCAGCCGTCCCATATGACTTGATTTGGGCTGAACATGCCAGGGTCCCCTGGCGTAGTGAATCGGCCGTCTGTAGTAGGGTACGCTGGACGGTTGTCGAGCCCTGAAGTGCCACGAACTTTCTGTCCAAGTCTAAGCTGGTAGGTGTTAGTGCCGGCAACGTTGCGTATGCCAGTACCGCGACCTTCGACGTCTTTGCTCTCGAATGAACCGTTGTACTCCAATTGCAGGACGTTACCCAAATATAGGGCGATGTCATCACAGCTCATGATCTTGCAAGAATCGTTAAACTTCAGGCCACGGATATTTGCCCCGCTGATCTCAATGCAGCGCGACGGCGTGGAATAGCGATGCGCACCGAATGCAGCCGAGGTCGCACGGTACTTCCGGTGGTTCATGCCATAGAAGTAGCAGTTATCCCAGTTTGCATCCGCCACGCCATTTGTGCGTTCACCCAAGATTACCTTGTTGGCGGTATTGGTTGGATCGATCGAGGCAGGTGATGGGGTGACACCGGTGATGCGCAGATTAGCGCCAACTTTCTGCGTGCCCGTGTAAGTACAGAACAGACCACCGTACTCTTGAGTGCGGAAAGTGTTGTCAAATGACGGGTCGAACGGGTGTGAGTCGAACCATTCAATTTCGATCCAGTCTGCGCCGACCGCCTTAATGTCGTAGAGGTCCGAGCCGCGCACCAAGAACGATGCGAACCCTTGGAAGTTACAGTGCGAGAACTTGTTGCGCTCCCAGTCCGGTGACCGCATGTCCCCACCTGTTAGAGCAGTGCGACCGAAACACCCAGCCATGCGCCAGAAGCCAACCACGGAAACGTTGACTGCCGTGAAATCGTGGTGGTTGTCGACCCACAGACCGATATCCCAGTCATCAGCCCAAGTCGCCGCATCTGTGTTGTAACCGTCAATACCGTCGTAGTAGGGCAACAAGCCGACATCGCGCAGCTGAGCGAAACCGCCTTGCTCTACTTTCCAGCCGCACGAGAATAGCTTCTGCGTGGCAGGTGCACCGGTCACAGGGTTCGCATCGTTGTTCCAGAACGAAGTTTTGCGGTACGTGCTGTCATACCCTGGCTCAAACGTCGACACGTTGGTGCGTTGGTCACCATCGGTCGCACCCGCGCAGGCGGCTAGATTGGCAACATGAACGCGAGGCCCAGTGCCCTTGAATAGATAGTTGGTGCCTATAAGGCGGAACTCGCGAATGGGGTCCTGCGGAGTTGAAGGGTTCTTCAGCGGCCCCTCGCCCACGTACTTCACGCCCTGCGGCTGCACTACGGTAGTGGTCGAGATATAGGTACCTGCAGGCCCAAACACATACCGGCCTCCCGCCCTAGCATGCTCGAAAGCGCATTGCGTGGCTGCCCAGTCCACCTCCTCGGTTAGCGACGTGATGGTGATATTTGAGTAGTGCAACTGTGCTGCGGCGAGCGTTGAGTAATAATCACCGAGCTGGTGGCTGTTACCATCCCCGATAGCACCATAGTTTTTGATGTTGAGCACTTCAAGCGACATTACTGCAACATTACGGGCGACGGCACCCGCCAGCGCGGACTTGGCGAAGACCAGTGAAGCCCCCAAAGCGGGGTCAATCGTGCTACCAAGGTCAGAGCGCAGAATGTCGTCACCCAACGGAGTGAACTTCGCAGAATCTGTCGCCCACACGCCGGTAGTCGTGAATGGCCTAGCAACGCCAGGAGCCGGGCGCCAGTACACCCCGGACTCAAGAGTGAACTGGTTCGGCTCGGTGAAGGTCAGTCCGGCCGCGAATGGCCCCATATACTGGTAGCCGGTGGATAGCATGAGCGCATTGAAGCGTTCAGTGCGGTCGCCCTGAGCAGCAAGAAAGCGAATATTGCGCTCAATCTGAGCGGCATCAAATGCCTGCTCCATGCCTGCGATCGACTTACGGGTTCGACCTTTCCGGTCAATCCAAATCGGGGCGTCACCGTTTGCAGCCAAGTCGATGTTGCCGGAGTTATCGAACAGGTCGAAAGGACTGCTGGAGCCATCGGGCTCAACTGGGTTTCCGGTGTTGTAGCGCATAATTTCTCCGGGCACAAAAAAGCCCGCACTAGGCGGGCATGCTCGATAAGGTCCGGTCAGGCCGGTGGAAATTGGTCGTCGTAGGTGTAAACGCGGGCGTCGTAGGGCATGCCCTTCATTGCCGTGTTGCCGTTGACTGGGTCGGAACTGGTGATCAGAACCGGATAGGCCCAGCGCGAGGCCGGGCCGAACAGGATGTGCGGCGGCTCCAGCGGGCCGTCCACTTCTGGCGTGAAGTCGAGCACGTCGACCTGCACCGTGTACTGATCCACCTGCGTTGCCGTCCAAGGCCCAGACAGCGTGCCGTCCAGCTTGCGAACGCCGATCAGGTGCTCGCCGCCGGCGCTGAAGTCCAGCGGCTCCGATGAGCTCAGCAACGTGCCCGAACCGGTCACCTCGAAGTCCAGCAGGATCGCGCTCTGGCAACGCTTTGGCGCGTCATCCGCAACGGCTGCGAAGCTCAAGTAGCCGCTGTTGCTGCCGTCCATTTCGGTTTCCCAGGTGTAGATGTCGGTCCTGAACTTCTGGTGGCCACGCCGGCGCATGCCGATACGGTAGGCCCTGGTCCTGTCGCTGATGCCAGGCATCTTGATCTTCTCGACCTTGGTGCCGAGGTCACCCGGCCACCGGCACTCGACCGTCTCCCACGCCCAGGTGGTGCGCGAGAAGAACTCCACATCCACGCCGTCGAAGTCGTTGATCGACGGCATGGCGCCGCTGATCTTCAGCATCTTGGTCATGTTCTGCGGCGAGTAGGTCTGGGTCTTCGGGCCGTAGGTCACATCGAACGCGGCCCGGGCGCTATCCCGAACCGGGCGCAGCAGGCCCCGGAAGGTCACCAGTTCGCCGAAGCTGCACGCCAAGGCATTGTTGATCATGTCCTTGACCGTTATCGTCGATTCCAGCGTTTCGTCGTAGGTGTCTCCGCGGGCAACGCAGATGTTGTGGAAGGCCTGCCACTCGGGCAGATCCAGGTCATCATCAGCGTACCCGCGCTGCTTCAGCTGGTAGATGCACCAAGGAACGATGTCGCGGCTTGGCCCGGTACCACCCTCCATCAGCGGGAGAATGCGAGTCGCCTCAACGCTGACCTGGCTCTCAGACTGCGCAGACAGACGGTCACCGCCGCGGATGTTGCAGGTGATGACCGTCAAGCCTGGATAGCTGGTGGGCGAGTTCTGCATCCGCCCGCGCAGGTCCGTCCATGTTGCGTCATCACGCGCTTCATCGTTGATACGGCCGGGACGATCCACGTACTGCTTGCGGATACGGGCCTCGGCGCGCATTGCGTATGGCAGCGATACGCGCTCAGTGAAGCCCTGGGCATCAAGCGACCCACCCACGTTCATGTACTGGAGCTGGGTCCAGGCTCCGGACACGTCCATGTCGCGATACTCGAACACGTAGTAGGTCGGAATCTCGTAGATCTGCCCCTCGCGTCCTATGCCGCACAGGCCATTGGCGTAGGTTACGGTCCACTCCAGTTCGATGACCTTCTCGTTGTCCGGGCAGCAGGAGAACGGCCCTCGGTAACCGCCTTGCAGATTCGAGGCGTCCAGCGTTATGAGGCCGTTCACCGTCTGCATGGAATTGAAGCCAGGCCAGTCCTCATCGGCCGATCCAGACGAGGTCAGTCGCTCCACCTCAATCAGGCTCGTGCTGAAGGCCGTGATCCGGTAGCGGAGGCCGCGCGGGCCGATAGTTGCCAGACCTTGGCCCAACGCAAGGCCGACCACCGGCTCGCCACCGTCGTAGTTCAGCGTCATCTCAGCCGGATGCGCAGGCGTGCCGCCGGTAGTGGCTGTGCCTGTGACACCTACTGGCGCAGAGCCCAACACTACCGAAGCGCCGGACGCCGTGATGGGCATGCCGAAGAACGGAGTCAGTTCTACGAAGCGAATCACGCCTGAGGACTGCTCGGCCTTGATCGGCACGCCAGTCAGTTGCACATTCAGAGCCGAGACCAGACCGGCAATGTCTGTTGTCGCGGAGTTCAGGGCTACTGGGTATGCCGTTCCTGCGTGCGAAATTGTGAAGCCGAGCGGCGTCACGTCAAAATCGTACCGGCTTGGCGCTGCGGACCCTGTCAGCGTAGAAGCTGACCCTGGATCAGCCGGAACTGCTGGCACTGCTGGCGTGAAGCTGTGCACCACGTACATCCCGGCATTTGCTCCAGCCACTTCGATCAGCATACCCGAGCTTGGATTCAGCATTTCCAGCGGACCGCGGATGATGTCACGGTCAGCGCCTCCGTCGACTACCTCATAGCTGTACGGAGCCAAAGCCCGAATAATGATCCCGCTGGACCAGTCCTCCGGGAATTGGCCGGCACCGGCAGGAGCGCTGATCGTATCGCCGACGAACTGATACGCGGAAGCCGTGGCCGACCTGGTGAGGTCGGTGGCCATGGTCAGTTCCAGGCCGGCCGAGCCGCTGGAGCTTGCCCCTACCTCAGGAACGTTGAACCAGTTGATGTGGGCCGGGTCGCCCGACAGATCAGCGCCTGGCGGGTAAATCGTGAACGTTGCATCGGATCCGAGGGAGATCAGCGGGGTTTCGCCAACCTTGACCTTGGCCAGCGGTACGTCGTACTCGCCTTCGCCGATGTACAGCAGCATTTCCACGCGCTGGTCACGCGGGGCGACATGCGCCCGGCGGGGCTGGGTCAGATACGACGGATAAACCCGCTGATGGCCGGCGATCTGGCGCACTGGCTCTCCCAGCTTGACCTTGTTGCCCTTGGCGCTGGCCTCGGTCAGAGGGTCACCCTGCTGGGTGCCGGCGCTGGATGGCATGCCGGGCATCTTGGGCATAATCGACTTCAGCACCGCCTTGGCGCCTTTGAACAGCGCGAAGGTGATGGAAAATGGGTCGGTGCCTTTCGGCTCGCGGTAGATCTGCAGAAGGTCGGCAGGCTTGAACTTCACCTTGTGCCACAGGTGCTGCTCGATCAGCTCATCATTGAGGGCAATGCTGATTGGCGGACTTTCCCGGCGCTCATAGGACGGGGCCAGGGACTTCAGCCACTCCTCGATCGACATGCGGCGGTCGGTCTTCCAGGTGCCGAGAGGCGCCGTATCAGACAGCTTGTTCGGATAGAACTCGACGGTCACGGTAGTACACCACCTTAGGATGAGCGGCTTCGAATTCGCCAGTTGTCCGGAGGCAGGCGCCGCCGGGGTTTGTGTCCAGCACCTTCAGCCGACCCTCGCTCAGGAGGACCGTGCCGACGTGAAGTAGCGCTTCTCCGCGCAGAACCGCCGCAATTGCGCCTGGCTCTGGTCTGCACTCTTCCATGGCCTTGCGCAGCGCTCGGTAGGCCTTCGTGTTCGCGCGGATCTTGTCCTTGCCCACGCCCCCAAGGGATGGCAGCAGATCCAGCCCGAAGAACTCGTGACGGATCGCCCGACACAAACCCCAGCAATCGAAGGCAATAGGCCCCCGTGCACCCTCGCGATACGGGGCGCGCATGAATTTCTCGATCATGGTCAGATGTACTTCAGGCCAGGTGCCAAGGTGGTGGTCAGCACGGTGCGCAGACCGTTGGTGTTGAGCAGGTCGAAGAAGCCGGCGGTGAGTTTGGCCACGTCGTCTTCATATTCACGACTGAGCAGCGTCATGCGGTACCGCTCCTGCGGGAACGACAGGTCTTCGGCCAGGTAGCGGCGGAAAGTGATGATGAAGCGCTTGTCGGCAGCCTTCGCTGTCTCAACCACCTCCTGCACCTCACCCGTGACGTTGTCCAGGCCAAGCACCAAGTTCTGGAACGCGCTGTTGTCGTTCTTCGGCAGGGCCAGGTCCATGGCCATCGCGATGAAGGTGAGCGTGCGGCCGTCCTCGGTGGTGCACACCCGGTCTTCCCAGCCAGAGCAGTAGAGATAAGAGACGGAGCCGCCCTCCTCCCGCGCCTCAATGGTGTCGACCAACTCGCCTCTGCCCGAGGCGTAACACTCCTCGATCAGGCTCATGCTTCAGGCCACTCCCTGTTCATAGCGAGGTCGATCACGTTCTTGTTCAGCCAGTACTGAGGGAACTGCTCCCATCCTTCGGGAATGAGCTGCCGCTGCTTGAGCTCCGCACTGATGGAGTATCTCCAGCGCGAGACCTGAGTGAGCTCTGTTCGCCCATACATCCCTACGAAATGAACCTGGTACTTGGCGAATCCAGCAGGAAGCTGGAGAGGCATTTCGAACCACTCCAGACCGTCATTCAGCGTCCTTGCATACCAGGCTTCAAAGAAGCCCGCCTCATCCTCATCGAAGACAAAGTTGAATGTCAGGGTCGAAGGAACGTAACTGTGCACCTTTCGGTATCGGCGCCGCCCGGTGACCATTCGCGTTGAGCGCATTGGGTCAACCGTGTCGTAGCCATACCCATCCTGCAGCGGAAGTGGCAATTCTGCCGGGTATTGAATCATTGCCGTTCCTCAGCTGAGGTTTGCGTTTTAGGTGAGAGGGCTGAGGCCCAGCGCGTCCTCTAGACGGGCTAGCCGCCGCTGCAGCAGAAGCTCTTTCTCGTCCGGCGGGACAACAGGATCGGGCACAGGCGCGCCCGGCCCGTCATCAGCCTCTTCGGTTTCGGTGGTCATGAGATTTCCCTTTAGGATCCCTGTCGGCGCAGGCCGTAGGCATCTTCCAGCGCTTGAGACATAGGGCCGTTACCCCAGATATCGGCCACATACACGGTTGCCATCTGATCGCCGTTGTCGTCGCGACTTTGCTCGACCTCTCCAGCGCGAGATCTGTCCTGCACCAGATTTACCACCAGGTTGGTCTGAGCTGCTGCCGGAGCCTGGGCGCTGCCAGACGACTGAGTCGAAACAACAGAGCTTCCCCCTCCAGCCACCGATACCCGCTCGTTCGAGTTGATCGCCTCCAGCAGAGCTCGGTTGCGCTTGGTGGCCGCGGCATTCACCACGAACTCGCCGTCACTCAGCCGGGCCATGATGCTGTCGGAGGTGCCGGTGCCGGCGCCAGACACATAGCCGCCGGTGGCGAAGCCTGGAAGGCTGACCGAACGGATCGATGCAACCTGGGCCATCTGCGCAGTGAGCGCAGCGCCTGCGGCCGCAATGCCGAGCGCAGGACCGACAATTGGGATGCCGGCCATTGCTGAGTAGGCATCACTCGCTGTTTTCGGGGCATTGATCAAGGCCTGAGCGATTGCCACGGCCTTCGAGACAGCAAACATCGCCTTGTAGGCAGAAGACTGCTCGCCTGCAAACGTTCCAACAACACTGGTCAGGTCGCTGAACATGTCCTGAGCGATGGCGATTCTAGCCATGCTCATTGCCTGCTCGTTCCTCATGGTATCGGCGGCACGCTGTTGCTCGAGCTGACGAATTGTCTCGTCATATTGAGCAGCATTCTCCACCTCAAGCTCGCGGTACTGCTGGTACATCGCTATCCGCTGGTCGTACCACGCCTGAAGCTGAGCATTCTCCTCGGCCATGCGTGTCAGTTCTGAGCTAGGCCCGCCGACCTCTGCCGAAATCACAGAGGTATTCGGCTTGCCGCTAAAGATCTGACCCTTGATCGATGAGTCGATACCTGCCCTGGCGATGTTGCCAGCCGGCCCCTGGATTCCTGTTGCTGCCGCTTTTTGCGCGTAGAGCTCTGCCAGGCTTTGACCTTTGACGTACTCTTCGTTGATCTGCTTCAGCCTGGCCAGGTGCTGATCCTGCCCCTGAACAATGGACGCATAGTTAATGGATGCCTGCGCCAATGCTTTGCTGTACTCACTCTGGCTGATTGCGCCACGGTCCAGTGCAAATTGGAGCTGTTGCTGCTCTCTGGTGAGGGAGCGCACCGCTTGAGCGGCAGGGTCGTATTGCCCATACAGTTTGGCGAACAACCCCAGCGCCTCGGAGAGTCCTTTCTTTGCCTCGGCGGTAGCTTTTGCGTTTGCCGAACCGAGATCCTTAGCCGCCTTTTCTGCAGCAGCTTTCCGGTCTTTTTCCTCGGCGTACTGCAGCAGCAGCTTTTCCTGCTCTGGCAGAAGCTTGCCAAGCTCTCCAGTTTCAATGGCATACCTGACCTTGGCTGCCTCTGAGTTTTCCCCTTGTAGGGCGGCCTGCTTTTTCAGGCTGGCCAGCATTTTTTCGTATTCAGCGTTAACGACCGCGGCAGGCTCTTCGCCTTTTGGCTTCTGCGCACCAGTCCCGGCTGCTGCTGACTCCATCTTGCTTACGATCGCTCTGATCGCAGTGGACTTCCCCTCAAGCTCTTTGATCTCGGCATCAATCTCTGCGCGGTCGTAGAACTTGAACTTGAAAAAGACCGTATCAGCCGGGTTATCCTTTGCCAGCTTTGACCTTGCGTTCTGCAGGTCACGAATATCGGCCATGGTGACGCTGAGCTCGTTGTTCAGCCCGGCTACGGTTTGCTTGTCCTTGCGGAAAAAGTCCAGAAACTCGCCGGAGTTGAACCCATCCATGGCGCGTGCCAGCGCTGCAATCCCGCCAGCTAGCCTACTGCTTGCCCCGGTAGCCTCGTCCAGCCTGCCAACAGTGGTGATCAAGGCGTTATTGAAAGAGGTGATCGCTTGGCTGACGGTAAGGGTCATGGCCGAACTTAGTTCGTCGACCTTGTCTTTCTGATTTTGGAGGGCCTTAACCACTGCTTCGGATGTCAGCTTACCTTCTGCGCCCATTGCCCTTAGTTGGCCGATCGTTACTCCAAGGCCGCGAGCGATTGCCTGGGCCAGGGCCGGCGTCTGCTCCATGATCGAGTTCAATTCGTCGCCGCGTAGCGTTCCGGATGCCAGCGCCTGGCCAAATTGAACCATAGCCGCATCGGCGGCCTGAGCACTGGCGCCGCTGAGTGCGACCGTTTTCGCCACCGTCTCGGTGACGCTGGCCACATCAGAGAAGTCGAGCCCGAGCTGTCGTGCGTTTTGTGCAACCCGCTGATAGACCTGGGCAGTAACCTCGAGCGACTGCCGTGAGTTCTGGGCGACCAGGTAAACCGATTCCTGGGCGAACGCCAGCTGCTCTGCGCTTTCAGTTACCAATCGCAGCCGGTTTGTCAGGTTTACGTACTGCTCAGCGGCTGCTGCAATTTTCGCAACACTGAACGCCGCCGCAATTGGTCCGGCCAGTCCAGTGACTGCCGAAGCAAGTCGGTCTGTCTGGCCTTCCAGAGTTCTGACTTTAGAGGCGCTTGTTGACGCCTGATTGCCCATCTCACGGATACCGGCCTCGACCCTATCCATCGCCGGGTCAACACGGTTGCCGGCTGACTCCAAGGCACTCAAGTCCTTGGTCATCGCTCGGGTGTCACGCTGAGCACCTCTGGAGTCGATCGTAACCGCCAGGCGAGACTCTTGGTTCATACAAACTCCGGGCACAAAAAAGCCCGCACTTGGCGGGCTTCGGTTGAATGTCTGCTCAGTCTGCGACCGGCTCTAGGTCTGAGGAACAGTGCTTGCACTTGATGGCTTCTCGCTGAACCACCTCGGCGCAGTAAGGGCACTTCCTATAGCTGGCGGATGACCCAAACTTTTTGGCAATTTCTATGCTTTTTGCGTCATCAACGCCGACTGGATTTACCAGCCAGATGGCAATCAGGGCAAAGATTGAGAACAGGAATCCAAGCACGAACCATGCGCCGGTGCTGCGTCCTTTCTGCTTGGCGAAGTACGCTGTCACAGCGGCGACCGCCAGCCAAACAATCAAAATCTCCATGAGCCCCTCCTGAGTCGATGGCTAAATTTACCACCCACTCGTGACCTGGCGCTATCAGCGCGGCTTTTGAGTTCTTGATTTTTCAGTCTGGCTTTCCTGCTCCTGGCTCCAACGCCTCCTGAACTCCTCGTCGAGAGCAAATATTGCGCCGTCAAACTCTTCGCGGCATATCACCGATGGGTAGCGGTCGAGGTATTCAGCAATCGCGGCTGGCGCAATTGGGGCTGGAGCACCGACCATGCCGACGTACTGGCGTGATTTTCCAATGTGCCCATAGGCCTCAAGTATCTCAGCAACCACGCCGTCGATCAGCGGTGCCTCCTGGGCACTCAGCCCGAGGCGCTCATGCTTCCAGCGCTTCTTCTCGTTCTCCGGCCCGGCCCAGTCCCTACCCCAGCGATATGCCGCTACTGCTTTACCGCTGTTTCTGCTGCCCGCTCCTTGGCCCTGGTCATGATGTCCAGTGCAGCCCGGACAACAATCCAGTAAACGTCAGGCATCATCTTGAGCAGTTCGACGCCGAGCTTTGGACAGTACTGGGCCGGGACGCCAGGGTTATCAGCAACGTCCACACCCTGCCAATCCTTGATCAAGTGGCGCGCTGCCAATTCAAAGTACAGGTCATCGCCCGATTCGATCTCGACCTCCGCCACCGCATCCAGGCTGAAGTCTTTGGTTCCCGCTTTGGTCTGAAGGTCGATGGAATCCAGATGACGCTGAATGATGGCCTTGTGCGACTTGAACATCGGATTACCGAAGGATGCTACAAGCAGTTTTGCACCTGGCGCAAAGTCGACCCAGCGCTGACCCTCGATATCCAGTTCAGGCTTCTTGATGGTGATACCCATGGTATTCCTCTGCGGTAAAAGGCCCGACGCACACCGCAGGGCGCGCCGGGCAAAGGCTTAAGCGGTGACGGTGACAGCGCAGGTGTCGGTCTTGGTGCCGTCTGCAGCGCTGGTTGCCGTGATGGTAGCGGTGCCGACGGTCAGCCCCTTGACCAGACCGGTCTCGCTCACGCTCGCGATGGCCGGGGCGGAACTGGTCCAGGTGACTTGCTGGCTGGCACCGGCAGGGGTGACCACGACCTCCAGGTCGCGAGTTGCGCCAACGGCCAGGCTCACGGTGGCCGGGGTGACATCCACGGCGGCCACAACGATCGGCGCCGGCAGGCGGGTGATGGTCGGGGCCACGCGGCGGGCGGTGTAGTTCAGCTCCACCTGGATGATGTCGGTCGAGCCGCCATCAGGCCAGTCAGCGGTCACTTCCATCTCGGGGATCAGGAAGTTGTACCCGCCGTCGGCGTTGCCGATGGTGAATTCCAGGCTGATCGCGTCGTTACCCTTCTGGGCCTTCCACAGTTCGTAGGCCATCTTCGACCAGCTGATGGTGATCGAGCCGGACGGGGTGAACGTGGTGGCGATGATGTTGCCCGGGTACGGGTTGCCGTTGCCGATACAGCGCTGGGTCTGCACGTTGTTGTCGAACTGCAGGTTGAAGCTGTCGACGCAGGCGTTGTCCTCGCCCACCTGGACGCCGTTGATCTTCAGGCCGCTGATGTCCTTGAAGCTGAAGCGGCGCTGGCTAGCCTCGGGTTGGGCGTTGATGATGAACGACGTGTTGTCGCCCTTGTCGTCCCAGGAGCGCGCCGCCATGGTCATGGTGACCGTGACCTCGTTGTCGCCCGGGAAATCGAAGTTCATGTTGGCGACTTGAACGCCGCGGGCGATGGCCGACACGCCGATGTCGGTAGCGTAGGAGGCAATCGAGAAGGTGATACGGTCGTCACCCATGGTCAGGGTATTGCCCGCCCAGGCCTTGCCGAAGCAGGAGGCCATGAACTCGTCCAGCGCGCCGAAGCGCCACTTGGTCTCGATGTCGCCGCCCACGTCCACGGTGGTCTGGGCAGTGCCCTGCGACATGCGGGTGAAGCCGATTTCGTTGTTCTCTTCCGAGTTGAAGGTCGGCATCAGGCCGTTGCTGATTCGCGTCAGTACGTTCCAGTCGCCGGCCGGGGTCACGCCCGGGGTTACTTCTTTGATCCAGGCCAGCTGGACCTTGGCTCCGCTCGACATGCGGTTTCTCCTATCGATAGGCGTAAAAAAACCGCCATGTGGCGGTGCAAGTGGCGGGCTCAGTAGGCCCGGTATGGGATCGACACGTTCACCTGATACCAGCCATGGCCGTCATCACCGATCGTGCTGGCCGAAGCCGCGTAGCACTCAAACGGCCCGGTCGGGTCGCTGTAGAACTCGAAATGCTGCACCAGCGTGTCGGCGGCCTTGGTAATAGCCAGGGTGCCCTTATAGCTGGGCACGAACAGCTGGATCATGATGATGCCGGTGCGGCGCACGCACGGGCCGATGCCGACCTCGGGCGCACTGGACAGCCCTGGCACATCCGCCAGCCTGGCCCAGATCGGCTTGCCGGCCGGGTTGAAAGGCCCTTGCGGTGGGTTTGGGTAGTCCACAGCATCAGCGGGAATGCCCGCCCACTGCGCCATGCGGCCGGTGACGATGGCCCGGATTTGTTCGAAGGTCATGAGTAGGCCTGCGATACGCTGTTGAACGACACCGCGTAGATGCCGGCGGGGGCCTGCTGGGAGTGCCCATCCTCAAGCGGTACCGCATATGGGAGGTTGTTCTGGATGAACACCTGCGTGTAAGGCTCAAGCCCGGTCATCACCCTGACGCCCTGCTGGATGGTATCCGAGCCGGTCGGGTCGACATTCACGCTGCTGGTGTACACGGGCGCGCCCACGCTGACGATGTTGTTACCCAGGAACCGCCCAGTGTCGACTGGCGACCGCAGGACGATCTCGTTGAGCATCGCCAGGGCAATGACGCGCACGCGCTGCGTCAGGGCCTCTTCGACCAGGCCGGCGAACAGGCTTGGTGGTGTGCTCCATCCCCTGCTCTTGGCCATGGCTACTTCCTCAGCTGCAATCTGTAGGTGGCCGAAGCCGGGTCTGCGCGCACTGACTTGACCAGGTAGACCACCTGCTTGGACCGTTCCATCAGATCGGGAGCGGTGATCTTGTGCCCAACATCCGGGGTATCGGTGACCTCGTTGGCAAGCGCGGTGAGGCGCAGGTCACCGACCAGGATGTTGATGTTGTCGATCCGGCTGTCTTCGTACCGCGAAAGCACGCCCCGCCCCGAATACGTCACGGGCTGGGCCGTGGTTTCCTCGGTGACAGGATCAACCACGCCGGGACCCATGTACTCGCCCGTGAAGGCCAGCACCGCGTCGGCCAGGTCCGTATTGAAAGCATCGGCCAGGTCGGCCTGCAGTTCATCGCGAAGTCCCATATCAGCACCTTACGATCTTGGTCTGGCCGCTGCTGTTCAGGTAATGCGCCAGCAGCGCCAGGGCGAACGACTCGCCAGCGCTGATGGTGCGGGAGGATTCGGAGTAGGTTTTGCTGCTCGAAACCCCGTCAGCGTTGACCGACTTGCTCAGCACGCCGGTCTCCTTGCTGCCGTAGATGTTCCCTGCCGCAGCCTCCCGGGCAATCTCAGCGCCGGCCTGGATGACGTCGTCCGGTACCGGATCGAACTCAGGCAGGCCGAGATTGGTGAGCCAGGTGTTGGCCATCAGCACCGCCCGGGCCTTCTGGTCGGCGGGCGCCCAGCCTGGCCCAAGCAGGGCGTCTACCTGCTCGACGGTGATGTAGATGGTCATTACGCGGCCTCGTCCAGCAGCTTCTGGAGGTCTTCAAGGCTGGCGTCAGGGCTGAACTGCACGCCCTTTTCGTTCAAGTCGGCCTGCAGCTTTGCCTTCAGCTCGGCTTCTTCAGCGGCCTTCTTCTCGGCAGCGGACTTTCCAGCCTTCGAGCCTTTGGCCTCCTTCAGCGGATCTGGGTGCTCGTAGCCATCCGGCGCAAAGCGCGCATCGATGATCTTGTAGCCCTTCTGACGCAGTTCAGCCTTTCGCTCAGGGCTGACCGGGTGTTTCTCGTAAATCACTTTCTCGCTCATGGCGATCTCCTGGGAAGGCGCCCCGGAGGGCGCGGTACCGGTTACTTGGTGGCGTCACCGATGGTCAGCACGCCGGCCGAGGCCTTGATGCTGTTCGCCACCAGGTCCCAGTTGGAGCCGGTCGCCAGTTCAGCGTCGGTCGGAGACTTGCCACCATTGGCGGTATCCCAGGTGTAGCCCTTGAGACCCATGCCGAAGGTATAGTCGGCCTGCATGGTGGTCTCGATGCGCTGGTTGCCGTTGGTGGTCTCGATGTTGGTGATCAGGTCGGAGCCATCCATCACCATCGCCGCACCATCGGCCAGGCTCAGCACCTTCTGCTTGTCCGGGGTGCCGGACTCGAACAGCGCGGCGGCGTCGGTGATGATCACCGCCTTGCCCAGGATGTCGACCACCTGCACGCCGCTGAACTGGAACAGGCGCTCGGCGTTGGCGAGGTTCTGGCCCATCAGCTTGTGGTACATGGCACCGGTCATGACCTGGGCAACCAGGCGCTGGGAGGCGTCACCGAACAGCGCGTGAGCGTTGTTGATGGCGACGTAGGTGATGCCGGCGGTGGCCGAGACATCGTTCACAGCGGTCGGCTGGTTGCCGATGGCGGCCACCAGGGCGGCGATCGCAGTGTTCAGCTGGTCAGCCATGATCGATTCGGACAGGTTGCGGCTGATGACCTCCAGCGCTTCCTCCGGGTTCTTCTGCACCCAGGACAGCTGGGAAGGTTCCCAGATGATCGGGCCGAAGCCGCCGGCGATCTTCACCGAGTCGTACTGCTTCTGCGACAGCGGGGTAGAAGCCTGCGAGCTGTTGGCGGCATAGCGGTCGACGCGGCGTTGAGCGCCGTGCAGGCCAGCCCAGAAGGATTCCTGCAGGAAGTCTCCGTCGATGCCCTGGGTGGTGAGGCGGATGGCCCCGGCCGAGGCAGCGTTGAACTTCTCGACGTCCTGCTGCAGGGTCTCGATGGTGGTTTGCTTGAGGTATTCGTTGAACACCTTCATGTTCGAGAGAGACATATCGTTTCCTTATGCGTCTGCGGTCATGGCCTTGATGGCTTCCAGGCGCGCAGCCTTGTCGCCGCCAAGGTTTCCCTTGGTCTGGGGCTTTTGACCATTGGTCGTGTGGGCGCCAGTGCCTTGAGCGCCGGAGCCCTTGAGGATGTGATCGCGGTGCGGGTACTGCGAGACGAGGGTTTCGAGCGCTTCGTTGAAGTCGGCCAGTTCACCCGGGCGGGAGCGGCTGAAGATCTTCTGGCCCTGGGCGTCGTAGGCGACGACCTTGCCTTCCTCGATCTTGAAGTTGCTGCCGAAGGTGGCCTGGACCATGTCAGCAGGAACAGCCATCTTCTCGGCGATGTACTGCGAGCGGGCGAAGCTGCCGCCGATCTTCTCGGCATACAGCTGCTGCTCGAGGCCCTGCGCCTTGTTGTTGGCTTCATCCAGCTGGGTTTGGAAGGCTTTGCTGATTTCGCCCTTCACCTTCTCGATCTCGCCGGCATCCACCAGCTTCTTGGCGTCGAGGTTGGCGACGATCTCCAGGGCTTTCTTGGCGGCCGCAGCATCTTCGATGCCTTCGAACGCCTTCGCAGTCTTCTCGAAGCCGTCCGCGCGCTCACGGTGCGACTTCGCCTCGGCATTCAGCCGGGTGATGGTGTTGCGGGTGCCGACCGCATCGAATGCGACGTCCTTGCCGTCGTCATCGGTGTAGACGGGCTTGCCATCTTCGATCACTGCGTACTGCTTGCCATCCACTTCAACGGTCTTGAGTTTCATCTCGTCTCTCTGGGCCATCCGGCCTGTTGTTGAGCCATCCGGCCCCATTGCGCCCCGTCCATCCGAACCGCAGGCAGAAAAAAGCCCCGCGCTTGGCGAGGCCTGCATTGCGCGCCACAAAATGCTGGTGTTGCGTTTCGTGGCGCGGAATTACTGGAGCCGCTCACGCAGCTCGTCGAGGGTGAGGAATTTCCCACGCTCGTTGTAGAAGTCTTCGAGCTTCAGCTTGTCCTGCCGCAGCAGCTTCCCGCGCTCCGGGCCGAGGATCTCGTCCTGGCGGGCGGCTGACTGCCTACCAAGCCATTGCGCGTAGGTTGTCTGCTGCGGCACCTGGCCATCCATGCTTGCCCGTGTTGCCGTATCGCTGATTCCCAGTGCCAAGGCACTCTTGAGGATTGGGATCTTGGTCGATCGGCAGCAAAAGTGGATGCGGCCTGGCCCGGCAAGCCACGGGATCTTGTGCCCGATGGGCTGATACGTGCCCAGCGTGTACGGCAGCCTGTCCCTGATACGGCAAGTGGTTGAGGTCCGGCTGTCCAGGGTGCTCAACCACTCAACGTGGCTGATGATGTCGCTGTTGGCTTCGAAAGCCCGGTCACTGGCTGTCTCGGCGGTGTGCGACACGGCAGAACGGACAACCGACTCGACCTCGCGCCGTGAACGCTGTATCAGCCCATCGGCGTACTTCTCGGCCCGGGTACCCATGATCGTTCGCACGATCTCGGGAGTTGTCTGGCCATTCACCACGCCAGCGCGCACAGCGTTGCGAATCAGCGCCTTTCGGTCTGCCTCGATGCCATCCATCCATTCGGAGAGCAGTCGCCCCTGGAATGGCCTGGCTGCGGCCTGTGCCCTCACCTGGCTGAACTGCGCCACCTGAATCGGGAACTTGGCCTGCACCAGGGCGGGCACGATCGATTCGAACAGACTCTGCTGGAACGCGATCTCGTAGGTGGCCACGCCATCGGCCAGCGCGGTCATGGCCTGGCGAACCTGGGCGAAGGTTTCGCTGTTCAGCTGGTTGACCCGGAACAGCGCGGCATCCACGGCCGAAGCGCTAAGGTCTGTACCCAGCGCCTCGACGGCAGACACCAAAGCCGCACGCAGCTCAGCGTCGTTACCGTTCAGGATCTTGATGATCGCGACTACTTGGGCATTGCTCAACCTGGACAGGTCGACCTCATGCCCAATCAGCTCGTCAATCAGCTTCTCGTTTGCCGTCTTCATCAGATCGCCCCAAGCGCTGGGCCTTGGGAGTCAATCTTGGCCAGCTCTTCCGCCCAGTCGTATTCGTCGCTGATCACTCCGCGGCGCTGCATCTCGGCGAACAGGGTCTCTTTCGAGATCATCCCGGCGTTGGCCATGGACACCAGGGTCGGCAGCGATAATTCTGGCATGTAGTCGACGTCGAAGTTGCCGCGCATCTCGACGCTGCCGCCATCACTCAGGCCGCGATACTCGGCCATGTACTGGAGCAGTTGACCAAGGCAGTCGGCGAACTGGTGCGCCATGCGCGCCAGCGGGGAAAGCTCCTGAGCGGCCTCTTCTTCGGCCTGGGTGGCGGTCTTCGTCGTGGACTTGTCCGGGGTGAGCAGCTTGGCGCCGGCCATGCGCATCTCATCCAGCAAGTCCTGAAGCGCAGTGCGCCCGGACTCGACGGCCTTGCCGGTGTGCTCGACGTACTTGAGGTCGCCGTCCTTGGGCAGGTCGGTCAGCGAGCCGGTGCCCACCTTGAACTCAGGCGGTACCGGCTTTCCTTGGTTGTCGTACAGCGGCTGCACGCCGATGCGCGCCAGGATCGGAACCCGAATGACGTGCAGGATGTTGTCCTGGTCGCTCTGGCTCTGCCAGTGCTTGACGTTCAAGTGGGCCAGCTCGAGCAGTGGCGGCTTGGCCGTCATAAAGCCTGTGCGGCCGGTGTAGAAGGTGACCAGGGGAATGTGGTCCAGGCTGGTGACGCCTTCCTCATGGATTGCCCAGGCGCCACCCTTTTTAGGTGCGCGATACGTCCACCAAAGCCCAGGCTCAAGAACCCGAATCTGTAGCACGCTCTTAACCCCGAACTCTCCGTGCTCCTCTTCGATCATTTCGAGGTAGCGGAAGTGGGTTAGGACTCCCCCGCTGGACTTCCAGCCAATGACTTGCTCAGGCTTCACCAACACGACATAGGGGCGAACGCCAGAGGCCTTCTCTTCTGCCCGCGTGCGCCCAGCCTGCACAGCCGGGTGATCAACCAGCGCATGGCACAGACCATGGCTCAGGCCGCTGCGGAAGAACTCTACGGCCCAGTTGTTCAGGTCATTGCCAGCCAGGTCGATGTCGACGGCCATTTCGGCAATCTCTGGCGGCACGTCATCGCCAACCTGCAGCGGCTCGGCGAATACGCGAGAGGTCATGTTGCCGACCGTCTCGGAATAGGCCGGGAGCAGCGTGGACTGGGCCAGTCGGTCCTTGTAGACGTCTTCGTCCTCAGCTGGATACCGGGGCAGCAGCTTTTGTCCAGCAGCCCGCATCGCCAGCGTTCCGCCCATGAGCGGCGAAATCACCGCCCAGTATCGGCGCATCTCGTCGACAGCTGGCAGGGTGAAGCTCGGGTTATCGCTCATGCTTACATTCTCAGGGATTGGGTCGTGGTCATGTCCACGTTGATCGGGTAGCGCTTGGCAATGAAGTAGCCGGCGGCGTCGTTCATGTGGTCATGACCCTTCTTCGGGTCTTTGTCCGGATCGCCGTGCTTGTCGTAGGTCTGACGCTCAAGGCACAGCGTCAGCTGTGGGCACTGGTCCATGTTGACCTTAAGTCGGCGCTCTCCGTAGCTGTTCAGCAGCATGGCGTTGACCGAGTTCACCCGGTCTTTGACGCTCGGGTTCTGCGTGTCCACGATCACCGTGAATCCAGCTTTGCGCAGCAGGGACAGGTCAGACTCGCTGGCGTTCTTGCTGCTGGTGTTCTGGCCGCTGGCATCGGGGTAGACCGCGATACCGTGCCCAGGGAAGCGCGCCTTGATCTTCTCGATCATCTCCGGCGTGTCGCGCACCGAGTGGAACTCATCCAGGGCCAGGGGCAGGCCATCGCGAACGACATAGACCACTGCGGCCATCTTCATGACGTTGAAGTCCATGCCGATGTGCAGGGCCTCGCCAGGCTTGATGCGCTCGCTGGTGCGGCTCTCGCTGCGGCTGAAGGTGTAGTAGACGACACCGGCATAGTTCTCGAAGCTGGCCTCGTACTCCTGCCGGAAGGTGCGCGGGTCCATCTTGCGGCGCGCCGCATCCAGCTCCTCAGCCGGGACGTTGCCGCCCTGCAGCGAGGTGTAGAGCCAGCTCTTGTGGTCAGGCTCGCCGTCTGGCTGACCATCACGGTAGGTGTCGAAGCAGTGGTTGAAGCCCTTGGGGGTGCCGATACGTAACGCATGGCCGCCCTTGCACTTGCCGACACCAGGTATCACGTACTCGCAGGTCGACAGCATCGGACGCAGGACTTCTTCCCAGGCCGCCCACTTGCAGTCCGCCCATTCGTCCACCAGAACGAAGAAGAGGCCGGAGCCGCGCAGGTCGTCGTAGTTCTCCAGGCCCACGCAGCGGATCAGGTGTCCGCTCTTAAGCGTGATCAGCATGTCTGACTCGTTCGGCTTGCAGTCCCGCCACTCTCGGGGGATAGCCTGCTTCAGTCGGCGCCAGAACACCCGGCGGGCCTGCTTTTGCGTCGGGGCCGCGTACCAGATCTCATCCTCTACGCTCACGCCCCACTCTGCAGCCAGGCGGGCCGCACGGCGCATCTCAGCCTTGCCGAGGAAGGTCTTGCCGAACCGGCGACCGCACACCGCGTCACGGAAGCGCGCGTTACGCTGGAAGCCCCACACGTAGATGTTCGCCTGCTTTGGCGTCAGCTTGACCGGCGCCTCATAGGTACGGGGTAGCGGGGACATTCTCATCAGGCTCCAGCTTGTACTCAGCAACGGCGTGCTGCTGGTCCGCCTGGGAGCCCAGGGGTTTTTCGGGTTCGAGTTTGCGGTTCACATATACATCACCGACCTCTTTGGCCGCCTGCTCCAGCAACTGGGCGGTCAGGGCCATGTTCTTCATGTTCTCGGCCCTCTCGGCCATTCGCCCCAGCACACGAAGCCGAAACGCTCGGTTGGCGATCGGTATCTCAGCCGTCTCCTCGCGGAAGCGCTTGCGGGTGTCTTCGAACAGGGTTACCCAGCGCTTGGCCAGGTCACGCCCAGCACGCTTGGTCGGGTCGTGCGCCTCACACTTCTGCCGGGTAACCTCAAGGCCGAATTCTTCTCGGACGGCTGCCGCGACTTGCGAGGGGGTATCGAAACAGGCCAGGGCCTGAACGATGAAGGCTTTCACCTCGTTGCTCAGGGCCGCCATAGGTTTTCATCCGTCGTGGGTCTGTCAGGGGTCAGGCAGACTTGAGCAGACAGGTTCCGCAGGCCCTCGAAATGTTGATCTTGGCCACCTCAGGCGGCCGGCTTGCAGCGTCGATCAGCTGCTGTACGTCGTGGCTGGCACCGTAGCGGCGAACCACACCGACGAACTCCTCCACATCGTGGCCACGCAGCGTCAGGCTGGGCAGCCCGTCCTGGGTGAACTTCGGCGCGCCGTACTGATCGAGCTTCTGGGCAATGTGGTACAGCTCATGTTCGATGAGGGCGCAGAACTCGGTGTCGGAGCACTGGGAGCAGTAATCCGCAGCGAGGGTGATGACGAAGCCCGGCACCTCGCCGAACCAGTCGATCATCTGCTGCTCTTGCCTGGCCTTCTGCCACCCGCCAGTTCGAAACATCACAGCCTCGGCCTGGCCTACCACGGTTCGACCTTGCTTCTCGAAGCAGGCAGACGCCCACAGGAAGCGTAGCGGCGCGTCGATCAGGTGCGCGTGGTCAGGGTTGTGCAGCTCGCCACTCTCGCTGAGGATCGCTGCCTGTACCCATTCGCCCACCTCGGGCGCTGGCTGAAGCCTGGTTCCGAGCATCGATAGCTCGGTCAGCTCAAGGAGATCAGCCGGAGGAACTGGCCTTTCCATGCTGGTCAATCCTCATAGTCCGAACCTTGCCGCCGGTGTAAATATCCCGCTTCATCGCGGCGCGCACAGCCTCTTCGGCACTTGCGCCCATGTCCATTGCTGCCAGGGCATAGGCCGAGCCGCTGCCGATCGCGTCAGGGTTGGCCGGGTCGAGGTCCTGCCGCCATACGCCGGTCTTGTCGTCATGGCCTACCATCTGCAGCCTGCCGCCATCCACCACGTAGCCCGAGCACTCGACAGGCACCGGCGATGGCGTGCCGAAGTAGGCCGCAATCAGGGCCTTCTCGTCACACACGGCACCGGATAGGAAGAAGCTGACGCCATCCACGACGGTGAGCTTTTGGCAATCATCGGAAACGATGGAGCCACTGCGGGTCTGGCGGGAGTCGTAGGCAATCACGCCATCCTTGTAGGCGATGGTGGTCATTCAGGATGAACCTCGATCTTGATGCCGCGCCCTACCCAGTAGCTGATACGCTCCGGGCATGGTTCGCGACCGGTAATCTGTGCAACGGCGAGGATGCCGGCCAGGTAGCATTTGAGCCACCAGCGATGGCGGAAAACGATGCGTGCGGATACCGATGCCATATCACTGCCCTGGCGCCTCTGAACGGCGCATAACGACCTTTGAGATTGGCTAGACGCCCTTACGACTCATCCCATAGCCATCGACCATGGGGGTGCTGAGGCGCTGACCAGAGATAACCTCGCCCAGGCTCAGCCCATGGCGCGAACGGCTGGACTCGATTCCATCGGCCTGATCCTTGGCGACCAGAGCATCAGCCACCAGATCTGCCTGTTGGCCGTTATCGAACTCCCCCACCGCTACGGATGAGGCACCTTGGGCGCCGCCCTCGCTTGCGCCGTCAAGGGCATAGCGGGTAACGATGTAGCGGGTAACCGGGCGAACTTGGCATTCGGTCTTCATGGGGATTCTCCGGCCTGCGCACAGGCTGAGTTGATGGCGCGCCACGAAACGGCGCATCTCGATTTTGTGGCGCTGGCTATTCAGCCTTGCGGCTGGGCAACTTGAAATCGGTAACGCGGTCGGCAATGTTGCGCACCTTCTCGACACCGAGGAAGCCGACCCATCCACCTACGAACGTGGACATGCTCTGCGGCAGGCCGAAGAACTCCAGGCCGCTGATGATCGTCAGGGTCAGGCCGCCGCAGATCGCACCCTCGACCAGCATCTGGCGACGGGTGCCACCTCCGTAGGTGATTCGCAGAACAGCCATGGCGCAGGAAAGGCCTGCCGCGTACAGGAGGGGCGAATGCTGGCTCAACCACGCAAGAGCAATCGCCCAGGTGTCTGGTTTGTCTGGCATGTTGGACATACTCGATATCCCCTGAGGGGCGGCAATAAGAAAAGGCCCGGTAAGACCCTATTGAGGGCCGGGCAAACGTGCGGAGCAGCACATAACGAAATTGGAGCGGGCAGAGGGAATCGAACCCTTCTCTGCTCAGCTTGGAAGGCTGGCGGCAAACCTTCTGCTTGCCCGCTTTGTGTGGGTCTTTCCCCACCTGTCAGCCGAAGACCATCCCAGCGCTGGCACCCAAACTGCACCAGTCTCGCCGATCAAGTCTCGCGCCACCCACCAGCACAGTGAGGGAATGGATGCGCGGGCTGCCGGTGTTTTTCCGTACACCACACTACCGGCTAGCAGTGTCCAGGCGTTCCCGTTAGGGCTGCCCTGGCTGCAGTTGCGTCAGGAAGCTGGGGAGATGTCCACGTAGTAGGCCTTGCCAACCTCAAGCTTCTCGGCTACCTCGGTGACGATCCCGGCGCGGAAGTGGCCATATGGCGTGTACTTCCCGTAGATCGAATCCTCGGTGGCGGGGTCGCTGGAGTAGACGGCGCCGAACTGGACAGTGCAGAGCTGGCCCTGGCTGTGTTCGTTCGGGGTCACTTCGTGGCAGATCATTTTGCAGCGCATGCGATTGAGCATAATTGGCTCTCCAGGTGAAGCAGGTTGGCCTATCAGTCTTTCGCCTGCTGGAAACGAAAATCCCGGCGCTCGGCCGGGACTCTTGAGGCCCTCATGGGGCCAATAAAAAACCCGGCACTTGGCCGGGCTTTAGTGGTCACTCCTCAACTAGCGCAGGAATGACAGGATGGGTGAATATTCGGCGAAGCGGCATGTCATGTCAAGCGATCTATGCGGCGTCCTGGTCATCGAACAAAACACCCTCCTTGCTCAGGATCTCGCCTGCCTCCACCAGCGCTTCATCCACCATCTTGTCCAGCCCCTTGAAGATTTTGCGGCGCCAGTCTCGGCGGGTGCGCTCTGGATTCCCATCGAGATCCCAGGTGTTCATGTCGTAGTTGTGCGCGGGCAGAATGATCACCCCTTCGCACGGCGCTTCCTGGCGCTGCTTCAGCTTTGTGTTGATGACCTGCTGGGCTTTCGCAACGGCGGCCTTTCGCCAAGCAGGGGCATCGTCGTCAACCTCGAGCATCACCTTTTGCGAGGCCGGTCGCTCAGCGCCCCCGAGCTGCGGGTAGGCCCACGCGGTCACCGCCTTGGTTAGGAACAGCCTCGGCGCCGGCGAGGTCACATGCGCGACGATTCGGCCTATGGCCCCAACCTTGGAAGCCATGTGCGTCGAGTAGCGCGCATTCAGGGCCAGCCAATGCTTTTGGTCCAGACAGGAATGCAGCCTCCCGAACACCCAGCAGTCGGTGAGGAATGCCGCATCCTTGCCGACGATCTCGCCCTTCAGCTTGCTGGACTGCACCTTTGGGGTGTAGTCACAGCCGCCAGCGCTGTTGATCGTCTCGGATGCCAGCGCTCGAATTACTGCGGAAATCACGTCCCGATAGATCATTGCCCACCCCCTGCCCGCTTGGCCTTGCTCAAAATGAATTCTTCGTAGTTGCGCTTGCGGCGCACTGCCCCAGCCCAGGACAGCGACACACCACCCACCACCATGAGGGTGGCCAAAATCAGGAATCCCCATGCTGGTGTCATGCTGCTGCCCTCCGTAGGTCTTTGAGTTTTTGCCTGTACAGGGCCTTGATGGCCTGCAGGTCTTCGATGGTCAGGCGCTGGGGCTTATGAGGCCCTTCGAGCCAATCAACCTGGTCGGCTCCGATGCGCTTCACCAACCGGATGCGGTACTCGACCGCGTTCCCCGACAGGTTCCGGTTGCACTTCACGCACTGGCGGTGGACGTTGAGCGGCTCGAAGCGCAGCTCCGGGCAGGCGCCCACCGACCGGTAATGGCCGGCATCCCAGCGACTGCCGGTGATGAGGTCGTGGTCGCTCGGCAGTGAGTCGCAGCTGATGCACGGCAGGCCGGCGTCACGCTCGCGGATGTAGGCATTGAACGCCGTCTGCGCTTCGGCCATGTGCTCGCGGCGGGTCTTCAGCTTCTCTCGGCGCTCCTGCAGTTCTTGGCGGGCCTGCTTGGTGATCGCCTTGGCCGCAATCTTCTGCACCTTTGAATCCTTCGACATGGCCAGCGCACAGGCAATGCTGCACACCTTCTGCGTCGTCATAGATGGCTTGAAGCGCTGGCCGCAACCGGGCGCCTTGCACTTCTTCGGCTTGATCTCCTTGGCGAGCATCACTTTCCCCCCATTAGCAGGCCGATCATGCAGGCGATGACGGCAGCGAAAGGCTCACCGGTGAGCGCCAATATCAGAGCGATGATCCAGATCATGCCGCTGCCTCCCACTGCTCAAGCATCTGCCCTTTGGGCTCGCTCCAGCGCACGCCGCGCTCGGCGCCGAACACGTACATGCACTCGATCACATCGCCCAGCTCAGCTACGGACATGCGCCGGGTACTGACGCCCAGCATGACGACGCCTCCGTTGATGCCAGAGGCCATGCGCACCTCCTGGCGGGCTGCCGCGGTCATCAGCGCCTTCCAGTCCTCGCTGTCGAGCTTCTGCATGACGCCGTTCACCGGCCATTCAACCTGGCGGGCGATGTCGGCCAACATGGCCCAGAGCTTCGCGTTCTGCTCCAGGGTTCGGCGGGACTTCACCGGGCGGACGATGATTTCAATAGCCCCAGACACGGCAAGCTCGGTGGCGAACAGGTAGGCCAGCCGGAACACGTCACGGACGCGGCTCGGGCCGGACGACCAGAAGTGCCGAGGTTTTGCGATGACGTCAGTCATGGTCCGCCTCCTTGGCCATGGCCGCCTCAATGATCTCGTCAATGTTGTCGCAGTAGCCGTAGATGTCCTGCACATCTGGCAGGCCATTGACTACGTCACGGACAGCGCACCTGATGTTTCCATCAACTTGCACGCTGATTTTGCCTAGGGCTTTGCGCAGCGCCTCGTTCTCGGCCTTCAGGTCATCGATGATCTGCTCGTAACGGACCTGGCCAGACCTGTAGTCTTCATTCTCAGCCCTGAGCTGGTCACGCTGCCGCATCTGCGCATCGCGCTCGGCAAGGAATGCGGTGCGCCAGGCTTCATGCCGCTCGATCTCCGCGAGCAGGGCCAGGACAACTGAGGGGTTGGCGGAGGCCATGAATTCAGCATTCGCGATCTGTTCGCCCTGGACCATCCAGTCTGCGCCGGTTGCCATTGCTATCTGCTGGCGACCCGCGCCGTTTGCGAACTGAATCACCGGACCCGCCTGAATCATGCCGAAACGCTCGTGACTCCATTCGCCCTGCGTGGCAGCCTCGGCCAGCGACTTGAGTTTCGCTTTGTCGATGGTCATGACGCCACCTTCAGGCCCTGCCTCGATGGCATCCACTGCTTCGCCACGCATATCGTTCCAGCCACTCTGGAAGCAGGCGTAAGGTGGCGCTCCGATTTCTGACGGAAGCTCCACCACCACGGCCTCGCGGGAGGCCTGCCAGATCATGAAATAGATCGGGTAAGGGTGGATAAGCTGGATTTCGCACCACGCTGCGAACTCTGGATAGCCCGGATGGCCAGTGACTTCCCGCTGAACCAGCGAAGCCAGGTCATTTCCCGTCTTGTTGGTATCGGTCATGGCGCCACCTCATCCCAGCGAACCTCAAGCCACATATCCACGAACTGACGCTCTACGGCCTGCACGGTGCAGCCATAGCCCAAGGCGCGCAGCTCCTTGAGGATGGCCTTGCACAGCTCCGGGTAATCCTTCTCGCTGCAATAGCAGCTGGTGCCGAATCCGTAATCGCGGATCGTGTACTCGTACTTGCCAGCCTCGGCAGCCTTGGCAATTCCGGCCAGGATGGTATCCACGGCGAACGCTGGGTCTTTGGCGCGGGCGATGTCGCGCGCTTTGGATGCGGTCATCTTGTTGGTGTCCATCAGTGCTTCTCCTCGCCGCCCAAGTCGACTTCCTGAACTTCGAACTTCAAGCGCGGCTCATCATCCGCGTAGAGCTCCCGCCATTGCTCGGCAAGGCTTGCGCAAGGGTTTCCAAGTCGCTTCTTTCCAGCGGCCTGATAGGCATCGTCCTTGTCGGTGAACCCCACGCATTCGGTGCGGCCCTTGTTCCAGACCAGATAAACTTTGCTCACACCCCCTCCCCGGCCGGCTGCCCGGCGCGCTTGATGTTCAACTTGGCCAGCAGGCTCATTGGCTCTTCCTCATGAGTTCGGCAATGGCCTCGCGGGCCTTACGCTTGCGCAGGTAGGTATCGACGCGGATCACTTTCGATTCCTTGAGGCGCTCTTTCTCTTTGCGCTCCTTGGCGGCGTCGATGATTTCGCGGACCTCGGCAAGCTTTTCGCGGACCTTGGGACTGACCTTGGCCCGCACTTCACCGGTGAGTAGGCCGGCAATGGCCTGACCGTCGTCGGTGATCGGCGCGATGCGCAGGTCGGCCAAGTACTTGGCCCCTGTCTCGCGGGTGATGAGCTGGGCGCGGACGGCGGATTCGATTGCCGTTACCCGGCGCCCGGCGTCGTAGCCCAGCGAAACCTCCCACTTGGCCGGCTGGTCCTCGGCACGGGCAAAGCTCACCAGGCGCTCGTAGGCGCTCATGAACGCCATCCGGGCGCCGACCTTGTCGCCGGCCTCGAGGATGGGCTCGGAGGCGATCATGGCCTGGCGGATTTCTGTGGTGAGCACCACGGTCTCGTGCTCATCACTGGCCGCCAGGGCGATCGACCACGCTTCATCCTTGCCGGGGCGGGTGTCGGCAGCGTGGATGTGCTTGAGGACCATGCCGAGCGAAAGGCGCCCGGCAGGCTCCCTGCGGCACGAACGCAGTGCACCGATGATGGCGGCAGGGTCATACGCCGAAAGATCCTCAGCGATGAGCTGAGCGCCTCCAGCGCTGATGGTCTGACCCATCGCCTCGGCAGTCGCGCAGATTGCGCCGGCCAGTTCGGCTTGTTGCTCAGAGGAAAGCATTGCGCTGTCCTCCTTTGCCGTTGAGGATCGCGTCAGCTGCTTCCTGTGCCGCGTTGATGTTCGCCTGGGTCTGCTCCTGCTGGCGGGCAGTGGTGGCATTCATCTGGCGGTTGGTGACCCATTGGGTATGGTAGGCCTCGGCCTTGGCCAGCAGGTCGCCCAGGTTGTGGCAGCCGTTGATCAACCGGGCGTCGTTGATCGTCAGGAAGTACGCGGCCACATGGTGAGCCACGTCGATCCCGAGGCGGCTGATCAGCTGCCCAACCTGCCCGCCTGCCTTGGCGTTCCATACCGGCCACGCGTGGTAGCGCTTGCGATAGGCCATCGCATAGTTGGCCCAAGCCTTGAAGGTTTTGCAGGACTGGTCTTTCGGGCCAGGCATATCCTCAGGGATTGCGCAGCGTGGTTGCGGTACCAGTGCGATGACCTTGCCGGCGCTCTCTCCCGCTTCAGCGGGTGGGGCGCAATGCTCAAGATCAGTACTTGCTTCTTCTTCAGTGGGTTGCTGAAGATCATTCTTTATTAGTGGGGGATTTTCCGGCGCCGGTTTTGCCGGGGCCGGTTTAGCCGTCGCCGGGTTTTCCGGCTGTGGTGAACCCATAGACGGATTATCCGTCTGTGGTCGCTCGCACACGGTGTAGGCCATGCCGTTGAACGAACCGCCGTCATTGCGCGCACGGTCAACAGCCATGTAACCAGCTGCCTCAAGCTCCTTGATGATCACGCGCACAGCATCACGGCCGCTGGACTTGCCAATAGCCTTGCTGGTCTGCTTGATCAGGTGGGCGACGGAAACCTCCCAGTTGTCCGGCTTGCCCAGCAGGAAGATCAGCAGGCCACGAGCACCCCACGAAAGGCGTTCGTCTTCGCTGATGGACTTGTCCAGGGTGTAGAACTTCGTTTCAGGCCGAGGGGCACGGATGATGCTCATTCCATCACCTCGAAATAGAATTTGTGCTCCTTGTCGAAGCCGAGGACAGGGAATGCGCCCGCAGCCTTCAGGTAGAGCAGTTGGGAATGGCCGAAGACAGGCTCGCCAGTAACCGATTTCGCAATCAGGTACATGCGGTAGTCCTCAACCGTTTTCGCCCCTTTTGCGCCGTTGCAGGGGTTGCAGGCTGGCATCAGGTTCTCGATCCGATTCGAGCCGCCGTGCTTGCGCGCGGTTACGTGGTCGACAGCGAATGTCAGCAGTTCGACAGGCGTTCCGCAGTACGAGCAGCGCCCGCCAGTTTTGGCGTACACGCGCTCGCGCTTGGTGTTCTTCATGGCCTTTACCATCAATTCCATGCTCATGACGGCTCATTCCCTTCACGCATGGCGCGCAGCTTGTCGCGCTGGATGATTTCGGTGCAATTGGCGTTTCCGTAGAAGCAGGCGTCTGGCATGCCTTTCGGATCGGAAAGGCAGCAGTCGGAGCAGATCCAGCCACATTCGCCACGGGCGGCTTGGTCGGTCCAGTCACGCATCTGCTTGTTCATTCCATCCAGGTAGGCGGGGAACTCGCTGGCTGGCATCTCGGTTACTTTCACGAAGTCGCTCATGCTGCACCCCGCACGGCCTTGTCGTGGGTGTGCAGGCCATCCCCGGCGCATTCACATGCAGCGGCGAGGGACGCTACAGCCCGCTCATGGCGGCGCCTTGCGTTGTACTCGGCCTTCTTCGCCGCCTGGACACGTTCGTATTGGGAGTTGGTGAACATCATCACCGGCAGGAAGGCGTCGTTATCTGGATCGAATTTCCCCTCTGGCCGGCCATGGGCCTGGAAGTAGGTGTCGTACATCGAGCGCAGCTCAGCCTTGAGGGCCTTGGTTGCAGTCGAAGCCTTATGCAGATCAAGGGCCGTCATGGCCGCCCGCTCTACCAGTTGCTGATAGGTAATGGTGGGCATGGTCAGAACTCCAGGCGCTTGATTTCAGAAAGCAGCGCACGGCTGTGACGCTGGATGTAGATCTGGCTCAGCTTCTTCTTGCGCGACTCGAAGTCCATGCCCACGTCAATCAGGGAGGCATTCACGCGCTGAAGGTGCTCGATGCAGCGGATTTCGCACGGAGTCAGGTGGTCGCGGATCGAGTCAGTCGGGCTGATGCAGTGCGCCGCCCGGTATGCCTTTGACGGCATGCCCAGCGCGATGCGGTTGATCAGGTCGAACTCGTTGCTGAAGTGGTAGTGTTTAACGTCCTTTCCGACAGACAGGCGACCATGCTTGATAGCCTCGGTCAGGGCCGGAGCCTCAAGGCGCGCTCGCTCACGGGCCTGGCGCCCCTCCACCAACTGGATGTGCCCGACAACTACGGCATCGAAGGTACGGATTACGTGCAGGTGGAACTTGGCATTCACCCACATTGCGTAGGCGTAGATAAGCTCCTTGACGACATAGGTGCCGCCATTGCGACCCTCAATAGTCACCACCGGCAAACTACCCGGATTTTGGGTAGTTAACTCAGCCACCATTTCGGCGAAGGATTCCGTAGCCATGAACTTGCCTGGCTCTTTGGTGCGCTTGTTCGCTCCATCGGCCACGGCCGCCTTGTGAAGGTCATTGAGGCAGTAACGGCCCTCAATATCCTGCTTGATCTTCACCCCTCCAAGGGTGAGTGACATGCTGCGCGCCACGAAATCGTGGTTCGCATTTTGTGGCGCGAGGGCCACGGTATTGCTTTGGATGGTCTGATGCATATATGATGACCTCACACAAGCGTTACGAATGCAGTTGAATCAGCCGACCTAGCCCGTCGGCTTTTTCGTATCTGCGGTTTTGGTTTTGCTGCGTTCAACGGCAGTTCCTCATGAGTCCCTCAGGGGCTTATAAGCCCTTGCGAAACGACCGAACGTTGCTTCGGCCAGGCTCTGTTCTCGTCATCCGGTCGAGAGCCTCATTGATGATTCGTGCCGCCAGTTGCTCAGGGGTTAAGCCCTTCTGCCTGGCAAGAAACTCCAGATCTGAATTGCCCTTCCCGTCGAGCTGGATTCCCAGCTCTTTGCTTTCTGGCACAGGGCCTCCTCGGCCACTTCAGGCCGCGTCAGTGTTCGCGTTAAGCTCTTGCATCATCTGGTCGAGACCGCGCTCCAAAATTTCCCTGGCGAGCACAGCCTTTTGCGTGCGCTTGAAACGAGCCATCGCCGAAAGCAAGTCGTCGGCAGCCTCATCCAAGCGAACCTTGGTGGGCTTGTTGTGCAGGTGGTCGGGGTCGAAGTACGACACGGTGGGTTCCTTTGTGGTTGAAAGTGGTTAAGCGGCGGAAAGCGCGTGGGTCGGATTGCTGTCGATCTGGTTCCATGGGAACGAAGGACACAGGTCGGCACGATTCACGGCGCCATTCGTAAGCGCCTCAATCTGTAATGCGCGCTTGGCTGGGACCGTGCGCTCTCCTGAACACCATTGGTTGACGGTTGGTGCCGCAACACTCAGCCGGCGCGCCAATTCCGCCTGGCTGCCCAGCACGCGGGATGCTTCTTTGGCTGCTTCTGCTGATTTCATGAGTTCTCTCCTGGAGATTTACCGATGAATATAAGGCATTACCTTATCTCGCACAAGCCATTGCCTAATCGCTCTAGCGATAGGCCTAATTAGGCAATGCTTACCGGACCAGAATTAGGCGCAGCCATTGATGCCGCGCGGATCGCCAAGGGCGTATCGAAGAAACAACTCGCAGACGACTTCCAGGTGAAGCCTCCGTCAGTGCAGGGCTGGGTGAAAAACGGCCGGATTGACAAGTCCAAGCTGATGGATGTGATCGTTTACTTTTCTGACGTGGTGGGCCCCGAGCACTGGGGGCTTCGGCCTGGCTTCTCTTACGAGAGCCTTCCGGAGGTGACTTCGGAGCCTGTCGCCGAGCCGGCGCCGGCCTCAGCTGCCGAAATGGTTCGAGCAATGCTCGCCAAGCAAGGCAAGAACTTGTCGGATACAGCGCGCGCGCAGTTGATTGCAGCCGCCGAAGCGACTGATGAGGGAAATGTGATTACCGCAGACTTCTCTCGGCCTGGCCTGGTCGGTGATGAGGTTAGGATCGCTCACTACGACATCCGCGCAGCAATGGGCGGAGGCCAGATTCCGCACGATTACCCGGAGATGCTCAAAGACATTCGCGTCAGTCCGAGCCATCTACGCGAGCTGGGGGTCGAGTTTGAGGAGCACTACCACCTGAAGGTGGTCACCGGCTGGGGCCAGTCGATGGAGCCCACCATCAAGCACCGTGACCCGTTGATCGTGAACATCAACGTGCGCGACTTCGTGGGCGATGGGGTGTACCTATTCGTCTGGGATGACCTGCTCTACATCAAGCGGCTGCAGGTGGCTGATGAGGAGCACTACGAGATGATTTCGGACAACCCGCGGCACAAGGATCGACTGATCCGGCGGGACATGACCTACATCCAGGCGCGGGTGCTACTGGTCTGGAACACACATCTTGTTTAAACCTTACTGACATTTTTTCATTTATAAAAACCACACATGAACATAATCGGGCGTGACGCTTTAGACCAAAAATTTAGACATAAAACTAAAGATTTTGAACCTTTCATTAGCCACATAAGATTTCCGAAATACCGAAATCTTGAACCTGGCCTAAAGCTAGACTTTTTATACCCGATAACAGCTCTCGTTGGTGAGAACGGAACCAACAAAAGCTCAATCATCAGAGCACTTTTCGGCGCCCCTGCGGACAACTCTCCAGGCACATTTTGGTTCTCGACATCGTTAGACCCTATAGAGGAAGAAGGCGGGACCCCCAACTGCCTAATTTACGGCTACCTCAACGAGCATGAGAACCGGATTGTTGAAGTTCTTAAAACACGTTCCAGATACGATAAAACAGTGGCGGGTCAAAACCCTGACTACTGGGAACCTTCGCGCCCGATAGTAAAATATGGCATGGAAAGAATGCCTCCAATTAAGACTGGCGCCCCCTTACCTAAAGGGCGATCAAAAACCAGATATAACGCAATAGCCAAAAAAGTCACTTTACTAGATTTCAGAACAGAGCTAAGCGCCTATGATAAATTTTTTTACCACGGCGATTTTCTCAAAACTGAAAAAATAAAAACCAAGCAGGACTTCATTCGACACAAGTCAATTCATCTTCATGCCGCAATTGAAGCAAAATCGGCAAGTTACTTATATTATGGTAGAGATAAAATAGAAGACAAGCTCAATCGCGAACTTAGCAAGGATGAAACCGAACTTGTTTCATACGTTTTGGGGCGATCGTATAAAAAAATTGAAATAGTTGCGCACACGTTTTTTAAGAACCCTGGAAAAACTGTTCGTTTGTCACATTCAGACATTCGGTATTCAGAGGCATTCGCAGGAAGCGGAGAGTTCGCGGTCGTCATGTTAGTGCTTGGCGTACTACAAGCCCCTCCAAACTCTCTAATCCTACTAGACGAACCTGAAGTTTCGCTACATCCTGGCGCGCAGGAACGACTAATGAAGCTGCTTATTAGCGAGGTCACAAAAAATAATCACCAGGTTATTTTATCTACTCACTCACCAGCGATTATTAGGCACCTCCCGCCATCCGCAATCAAAACCCTCAGATTGAACGAAAACACTGGAAAGGTCGCTTTGGTTTCGCAGAGCCTGTCTCCAGACGATGCATTTTACTACATCGGTGAACCTTCAGCGACTAAGCTTACAATTATTGTGGAGGATAAGCTCGCCAAATCGATAGTGGAAAGAGCCCTAAAAAGCTTGGGGCCTCACGTTGAAAAATATGAAGTAATGTATATACCAGGTGGTGCGGAAGCCTTGTGGGCGACCTATGTTCCAATATTTTGCATTGCCGATCGAAAAGATATTCTTTTTCTTCTCGATGGAGACAAACGAAAACCTCCATTACGTAAATCCTCCTCAATACCAGAAGCGGAAAATGAAAGTCTCGGAGAAGAGATTAAAAAGCTAACCGGTTGTAAAATCGACTTCAAGATCGATGGGAGCGGAAAAAGCGGCGGAAACAAATCTCAACTTTACTCTATGCAACGCCAATTTATAGATTGGACATCGCAGTATGTTGATTTTTTACCAATGAATACTGCAGAGGAATTCATAGTGGCAAATAGCCCTTCTTTTTCAACGACGCATAAAAACCGTGACGCGAAAGAGATCATACTGGATTACGCAAAAACCCAACTTGACAGAGGCAGCGCAGACCAAATAAAATCTGAGGAGATTTTTACAATTCAATGTATTGAGCTAGCATTAATTCCTTTTAGCAATGCCGATTTCGAAAAAATACGCTCTCGAATCGAGAAATTCAATGATGGCAGATAGATGACCATAAATGTCTTCGATTTTTTTTCGGGCTGCGGAGGCACGAGCTGCGGTTTCCGAAATGCCGGAATGAATGTACGGCTGGGTCTTGATATTGACCCAGACGCCGCGAAAACATATAGGTTCAATTTTCCTGAAGCCGAATTTATTGAAGCAGACATCCGAGCGCTTACTCCAGATGTGCTTTCAAAAATAATGCTTGGCATTGAGGGCAAAGTGCTATTTAGCGGTTGCGCCCCTTGCCAACCGTTCTCCAAACAGAATCGCTTCCAATCGAGCGATGATCCTCGACGCAATCTTCTTTCCGAATTTGGTAGATTTGTAGAGTTCTGGCTCCCTGACTATGTTTTCGTCGAAAACGTTCCCGGAATGCAGAAAGACTGCCTGAAAAGCGAAACTTTTGTTAGCTTCACCAAGCTACTGGACAAGCTTGGATACTCATATGATGCAGCAGTCGTGCAGGCCGCATCCTTTGGCGTACCGCAGACTCGGTCTAGACTAGTATTAGTAGCAGCCAAGCATGAGACTGTAAGTATACCGAGAGCGACTCATGGCGCGGGACTAGCTCCCTTCTCAACTGTGCGCGATTGGATTGAAGATCTGCCGCCTCTCGCAGCTGGAGAGGCTAACCAATCGGACCCTGATCATTGTGCTATGAATCTTTCAGAGATTAATTTGCAGAGGATAGCCCACACCCTGGAGGGTGGCGGAAGAGAAAACTGGCCAGAAGAATTACTTTTAAACTGCCACAGAAATTATTCAGGTCATAGTGATGTATACGGACGTTTAGCCTGGGATAGGCCTGCTTCAGGCCTGACAACAAAATGCCTCAGCTACTCGAATGGCAGATTCGGCCACCCTAATCAAATGAGGGGATTAAGCTTACGTGAGGCTGCATCACTACAGACCTTTCCTAGAAGTTATCGATTCTTCGGCTCCTTGCAATCTCGTGCAAGGCAAGTAGGAAATGCTGTTCCGCCATTGATGGCCGAGAGCATTTCAACCGCTTTTAGCTAAGATTCAGTTGTTGCCCACAATTGCGTGGGCTTTCAACCTCCCTCAGAAAGGCGTCTCTTCCTCCGCTCTCTCCTCCCCCCACCCCCGCTCCACGACCAGGTCTTCACGATCGTCTGCGCTCACCTCCTCCCACCGCACCGTCACGCTCTCGTCATCATTGAACGTCAGGTCCAATTCCGGCGTTTCGGCCAGCAGCCCCATCACCTCCTCCCACTCCATGTCTCCATCCGTCTCCAGGCGATGGATTGTCACCCAGCGCTGCGACTGAGCGATCGGGTGATTGATCATCGACGATACCCGCAGGCCCAGGCGCTCAAGCGCGGTCATCTCTTGGCGCGCTTGTGGGCTCGACTTCTTCTGCTTGGCCACACCTTCCTCCGTTAACTGTATATACATCCAGTATTAGGCAGAGCTTACCCGAGCCATCGAACGATGCAAGCCCGGATAGCTGATTAGGCGCACATGAAAAAAGTTAGGCATTACCTATTTACAAGAATTAGGCATTGGCTTATCGTTCATTCCATCGAGGCGCTACACAGCCCCTCGGGAGGCCCTCAAGCCGAACGCTCTTTAACAGCCAGCGCAACAACCAACAGACCGCATTGCCTCTACCGGCGACCGGCAATCAGACAGCCCCGAAAGGCTGCCCACGACAGGGAGAACCCTGTACGGCTGATCGAGAGCGAAACGCTCGAACCGCGCGAATGACCCGGCAAGCAATGCGCCCCGCGAATCCCAGCGGCAGAAGGGAGATTCACCCAGATTCGATAGGTGGCCACTGCCTGCCCAGTGAGCGAGCAACGGAGGGCATCACCATGTGGAAGTAACTGACCGTCGCCGCGCGACAGCCTACCTGGCCGCTACAGAGCAGGGCGCTTTGACCGACGAGAGAATATCGGTCACGGAGTGCGCTGGTGTGCCGCCAGCCCCGTTAGCCAGTAGGCCTTGATGGCAGTCCTGATTCGATCGGCTGTTGGCTTCAGCGCCGGAAACGTACCCGGCAATCACACCGCTGACGCAATGCCCCGGCCTGTCGCCAGTAGCGAGGCCGGGATTTCACCAGGTGCCATTCAGCGAGTGGCATCCGGGAAATCAACCGGAGGGATTCACGATGTTCAACATGGCAACCATGGCGGCTGACGAATGCCGCGCTGACGCTGAAGAGCGCACCTACTACCGCTGGATCGACAAGGCATCCCAACTGCTCGGCCACCAGGTCGCCCTGGGCTCGCAGGAAGAAAGCGACCTGCACGACTTCTACGCTGACGACTGCACTCCAGACGAGGCTGTGACTGAGCTTCTCGCTCAAATGGAGCTGGGCCGCGCTGCATGACAGACGATTCCCCGGTGCGCCTCAAGCGGGGCGCATCAGGGGGAATCCACTGGAGGAACACAGCATGAGCATCACATTCGACGCGGATAGCGTCAGCGTTGAAAGCGTGGGCCGGAACAGCCAGGTGCGCGTTACGGTTGACGGCAAAGGCAGCGACATCGCTGAGTCGCTGCACATCGACGACCGCCTGTACGACCTGGAACCGCACGAGATCGTGAATCACATCGGCGCCGGCAAGCTACTGGAGACCATGGACGAGGCCGAGATCTCCGAATGGCTGGCCAGCAGCAGCGCAGACCCGAACGATTTCCTCAGCGCCATCGGCGAGGAAACGGTCTTGAAGTGGCTCAACAACGAGTAAGCGCCACGACAGCCTGTCGTTAACTGCCCGATGCCCTGCTCCCCATCGCAGGCTGCATCGGGATTTGATCTGAACCGCCAGCAAACTTGAAGGCGCTGGCACCTAGCCGAGACACGAGGGTTTGCGACCTCGGGAAGAAAGCAAGACCGCGACCTGGCAGTGAGAAATCACCGGAGCGCGGCTGTTCGGGGCGCGGACGTCGGCGCCAAGCGGGGCTTGCCTTCCGCACAGATCAAATCACCGATGCATCCCGCATCCCCTTCCCTTCAATTCGAACTCAGGAGATGCCAATGCTGACGCATGAACGCCTTCGAGAGCTGCTGGCGTATGACCCGGGAAACGGCGTATTCACTTGGCTAAAACAGAAAGGTACACGAGTTGCTGGAAAGCCTGCCGGCTATGTGTGCGGCGACAAAGGCATCTACATCATGGTCGACAAGAAGGGGTATCGCGCCCACCGCCTCGCTTGGTTTTACATGACTGGAGCGTGGCCTGCTGATCAGGTTGATCACATCGACAGAAACCCAAACAACAATGCCTGGGCGAATCTGCGCGAGGCCACTGGATCCCAGAACAGCCACAACACCAAGCGTGCGCACACCAATACCAGCGGTGTAAAGGGTGTTTCATGGGTGTCGAGTCTTGGAAAGTGGCGAGCACAGGTAAAGCTTCGTGGCGTCCTCTACTCCGCTGGCGACTTTGACGACCTTCAGAAAGCTGCAGAGGCTGTTCGATCTCTGCGAACCAGGCTACACGGCGAGTTCACTTGCCACGGGTAGCCACCCACCCCCCCCCTAAATCAAAAGTGACCGCATTGGCAGGCGCCAGGCCACCTTTCACGGTGGGTTTGGTCGCCCGCGCCTGGCTCCTGACCAATGCGGTCCAGAGGACTTCGCAATGTGCGATTGCAGACAGAAATTCGAGCAAGCCGCAGTAGAGCGGTATCCGGAAATCACCGGTGCCAAGGCGACCCTGCAGGGTTACATGCTTATCCCAGCTGGGCGCCAGTATGCGGAATGTGAGGTCGTCGGAACCCGCACTACCGCCAAGGGCAAAGAGATCAAGGCCAAGGCAACCATCAACGTGCTTGGCAACTACTGCATGTTCTGCGGTGAGAAGCATCCGGAGGCAGCATGAGCGGCTGGATCAAGTGCAGCGACAGGCTGCCGGTCAGCGGTTACGTGCTGACCTACCGCCCACAAGCACCAAGTGGCAACAAGGTGGCAACGATCAACTACGACTACCACCAAGAGCGCTTTGGTGGCCAGTACCCGGTCACCCACTGGCAGCCGCTCCCTTCACCACCCACCGAGTAACCCACCATCTGGAGGCGACCATGGCTCGCGAGCATGAGCTTTACGCAGACAGTGCCCAGGCCCGCGAGATCGACCGCCAGTACCAGCTCTTTGGTGACTCGTCGTGGGTTGACCATATGACCTCGGAGCAGGCCCGGGCAAACAACGAGGCCTGGAACACAATGATCCGCGAGCGCGATGAACGCCAGCGGGCAGAAAGCCGCCGAGTGATCGGCTCGGCTCTCGACAAGATGGAAACCATGTGCGGCACAGGCGCCGCCCGGAGGACAGCATGAACAAGAGTACCCGCCAGGCCGTGGTCGATATCATCGACTCTCGATTCACTGCCATCTGCGAGAACTTCAGCGACACGCTTCGCGGCGAACTGGTCATGGCCATTGACCTGGCCGGCCTGACTGGCGCCATCGACATTGGCGAGCAGCGCAGCTACACCGAGCGCTTGAATCGCATCATCGAGCGCGACCACGAACAGTGGATGGAAACGAACGGGAGGGTGGCATGACAACGCCAATCGTGAAGACGCTCATCGACGAGCAGATCGCTGAACTACCAGAGGCCCAGGCCATGCCTGCCGACCGGGTGCTGATGCTGTTCAAAGGAGCGACTTTCGCAGCTGCGGTACACCAGGCCGAACTGGCAAGCATCGAGAACCCACACGCTTGGAACTGCCGAGCCTGCATCTGTGGCGAGTGGACGGTCGGGTATGAAGTACGAGCGTGAAGCCCCCTCGCCACTTGATCGCCGGTCTATTGATTCAGCTTTCTCACTACAGCTCTTGATAACTCAAGAATCGTGTTTGATGCACTCTGAAACGAACCAAACCCAGTGTGCTGGACCTCGTAAATATAGCTTTGGCGGGCAGTCAGCGCCTTGTGGATCTGCTTAATCCCGAGGACCGTGGCGAGGTTGATCATCGTCTCCTCCAGCGTATCTCGCTGGCTCAGATCCGTATTTTTTGTCGTCGCTATGTAGTAGCCGCGCTCTGGCGTCGGCGCCTGGACAATTTTTGTCTTTGCCAAGACTGATCCTCCTGATCGTAAAGACTTGGAATATCCCACATTACCCATTTTTCAAACAGCGCCGGCCGCACGGATGGCGCGGGAGATTCGCATGCCCGAAATTCTCGTAGAGCTCGACCAGCAGGTTGTCGGTCTGACGCCGGCAATCCTGGCCAAGGCCTTCTGGGCCATGGAAGACACCCAGCAGGCCTTGTTTTTCGATGAACTGGCCAAGGTGATCGAAGCCGATCACATAAAGAACCCCAGCTCCTACGGCTACGGCGAGCTGCAGTGGTGCTACCTCAAGGAGGTTCTGCGCCGGCCCGGCATGGAGCGCGCCAACAAGATGCACATGGCGCTGTCGGCGTTTGCCTACGACTTCTGGCCACGCAAGCCTGACGGCGCACGGGAGGGCGTGTGAGCACAACACCCCGCCTGGCCGCCCAACTCGACTGGATGACGGTCGGAGAGTTCTCGCCTGAGCGGTACCAGGGCGAAGAGCGCAAAGAGTACGAAGAAGAGGCCGCTCGCATTCAGCGGCAGTGGGACAACCAACCGAACTGAGGGCATCCCCATGTTCAAGAAAGCCGAACGCAAGCAGGCCAAGCTACGGCTGGCACTTGCTGGGCCATCTGGGTCTGGAAAGACCTTCTCCGCGCTGCTCATGGCCAAGGGTCTTGGTGGCCGGATCGCGGTGATCGACACAGAGCACGGCAGCGCGTCGCTGTACGCCGATATTGCCGACTTCGATGTGCTGGAGCTGCACGCGCCCTACTCGCCGGAGCGCTACGCCGAAGCAATCACTGCCGCTGAGCAGGCCGGGTATGGCGTGCTGATCATCGATAGCTACTCGCACGAATGGACCGGCTCCGGCGGTTGCCTGGAGTCGAACGAGAAGCTCGCGCACCAGAAGTTCAAGGGCAACACCTGGGCTGCTTGGAACGAAACCACGCCGCGCCATCGCAAGCTAACCGACAAGATCCTGACCAGCCCGCTGCACATCATCTGCACCATGCGGAGCAAAACCGAGACAGTACAGGGTGAAGGCAAGAAGGTGATCAAGCTCGGCATGAAGTCCGAGCAGCGGGACGGCACCGACTACGAGTTCACCGTGGTGCTCGACATCACCCACGACGGTCATGCCGCCATCGCCAGCAAGGACCGGACAAAGTTGTTCGATCAGCCAGAGGTGATCAGCGAAGACACCGGGCGTCGGCTGCTGGCCTGGCTGAACGACGGAAAGTCGCAGGCCGACCCGCAGGCCACGGCGCTGCAGGATGCGCTTTCGAAGATCCCGGTTACCGAGACGATGCAGGAGCTGCAGAGCGTTTACTCGGCAGCGTACCGGATCCTTGAGCAATCACCTGACCACCTGGCGCAACTGAATGCTGCCAAAGACCAACGCAAAGCCGAACTCGCGGAGAAAGCAGCATGAGGGGTATCAACAAAGTAATCCTGGTCGGAACTTGCGGCCAGGACCCAGAGGTCCGCTACTTGCCCAATGGCAACGCGGTCACCAACCTGAGCCTTGCCACCAGCGAGGCCTGGACAGACAAGCAGACCGGGCAGAAGGTCGAGAAGACCGAATGGCACCGGGTAGTGCTGTTCGGCAAGGTCGCCGAGATCGCCGGCGAGTATCTACGCAAAGGCTCTCAGTGCTACATCGAGGGCAAGCTGCAAACCCGCGAGTGGGATAAGGACGGCATCAAGCGCTACACCACGGAAATCGTGGTCGACATCAACGGCACGATGCAGCTGCTCGGCAGCCGGCCGCAGGGTCAGCAGCCTGGGCAAGTGCCGGATCGGCAGCCAAGGCAACAGCAGCGCCCGGCGCGCCAGCAGCAGAACCAGCAAGCGGCGCCGCCCGATCACGACAGCTTCGACGACGACATACCGTTCGCGCCCCTACATCACCTCGCCGGTGCGTAGCCATGAAGCGCCGGCAGATGGTTCACCCCACCGCGTACTACCTCGGCCGCGCCTGCCGCGACAACAGCCAGTCACGCGATGCCCAGCCATACGGCTGGATGACAGTGAACTGCGGCTGGTGGCTTGCCGGCTGGCATGACCGAGACATGGAGCTTTCCGCTTGAAACGCATCACCGCGCGCGTTCGGCACGGCCGGCGCCAGCAGCACATCAGCCTGCCACCAAGCGGGCTAACAGAAGATCGAGGAGCCGCTCAGCATGAGAATCGACCTTCCGGGCCAGTACGATCTGCCGATTCAACTTGCCCACCAGGCGCCGGCAGCGCCAACCGGTAGCAAAGAAGAATTGGCCGTGCGCATCGCCAAGGCTCTCGTCAAGTATGAAGCGCGGCCATCGTCGGCGCTCTGGATCGAGATCCAGGCCTGCGCAAGGGCCATCCTGAAGTAACCCCCGAATTATCACCTAACCGCCACCAGCCATGGAGGGCGGCCTACATCCTGGAGAAAGTCATGACCCAATCTGTACTGCAATCCATCGCCGCCGCCAACCTGCCTGAGCGCGGTCAACCCCTCGCTGGCGGCATCTTCGTTACCCGCTACTGGCTGAACGGCCAGGAACGCGCCTTGGTGCTGCTGAATGACGAGTTCGAAGGGGCCTGGGGCGAATACGGCGCCAAGATCGAAGGTGCTGGCAGCTACAGCGACGGCGAGGCGAACACCCGCGCCATGGCCGAAGCTGGCAGCCAGATCGCCATCAAGGCCTTGGAGCTGGGCGCCTTCATCCCGTCCTGCCTTGAAGGTCAACTGGTGATGGCAGCCAAGGCCGATGGCCTGGTTACCGTGCGGGAAGATGGCTGGCACTGGCTTAGTTCGCAGCGCTCCGCCAACCTCGCCTACTACGTGGACTTTGAGGATGGCTGGCTCATCACCAACCACAAGTACAACGAGTTCCTCGTCCGCCCCGTCCGCAGCCTCATCCTTCAGTAATTCACCTATTCATTCCTTTCTCTGCAGGCGATTCCGGGTTCGTCAGGACGGCGATCAGACCAGAAGCGCGCCGGGAAGCGCCGGCCGCCTGCACCTAATTCCATCAGGAGCACCCCATGGAGCAAGTCAGCATCAGCATTGACGCCAGCGTGGCGTCCCGAATCATCCAGCGTGAGTTCGACCGCCTGCTCAACTATGCAGCCATCGAGCCGGTGAATTCCGGAGCTCCAACCCTTGGCTCGTACTGGCCTGAGCAAGGCGGCCACAACGCTGGGCTGGTTCGCGGCGAGGATGGCTCGCCGGACTACTACCTGATCGTGCCGGTGATAACCGAGCAGATGAGCGCGGCATGGGGCGGCTACGGCGAGGAAGTCGAGGGGGCGAGCAGTGCCAGCGATGGCCTGGCCAACACCAGAGCGCTTCTGGCTGACAGCAACGAACACCCTGCCGCCAAGCGGCCTCACGGAGCACCGAAATGCAGAAAGCACCTTCTGGAGTCGTAACCCTGCCGGGCTGGCTGAAGTCACCGGTCAAGAAGCTGTACAACACCCGCAGCGGCGGTCAGTACCGGCCTGACGATGTTGCCTTGGCCTTCGCGCTCAGCCTGCGTGAGCACGACAGCGCCGACCACCTGCGCAGGCTGGCCCGCCGCCTGGTCGACAAAGTCTGCCTTGAGCATCAGCCAAACATGAAGCGCCTGGCCCGCGAGCCGGACGACGCAAAAGTGTTCGACGCCGCGCTCAAGATCATCAACCGGGTATGCGACCTGCTCGAGTACGCGCCGGGCACCCGCTTTGTGCGCAATGGAGGCGACGATGGCTCTGACGCAGCAGCAGCGTGACGAGAAGCGCAAGGAGAAAGAGGCCAAGGCAGGCGTTGAAGAACTGCGCATGAAGACGCGCTCCGGAACCCGCCAGGCCCTTGCCGAGATCATGCAGTGGGCACAAGTCGAGGGAAACGGCGAAGCCATGACCCTGCTGATCCACCGCATCCATGAATTAGGGCCTGAAGCGGCCCGCCACTTCCTCAGCGCGCCGCGCCACGAAATAGTCATATCCGATTTTGTGGCGCGGAGGCTTGATCAGTTCCGTATCGGGCGCGAACTACGGGCGCCTGACCTGATGCTGGGCGATGACCCAGACGATGCTGAGCCCGGCCTGCTGCTGATAGCCAGTAGATAACCCGGGCTGCCCTCCAGCGCCTTCCCCTAGTCAACGATAACGCCTCCCCGGCGAGGATCGCCCATGAACATCTACCGCCACACCTTTACCGCCGTTTGCCCGAGCGATGCCGAGGTGATCGTCTATAGCCTGGAGATCCGTAGCAAGACGATGATCCGCGTTGAGCACATCAAGACCGCCACCGCCCTGATCAAACAGGGCTGGCACGAGAAAATCGCCGACCAGCTGGCCAAGCGCTTAGGCGGCGCCCAGGTGATCAAGGCGGTGCATCAGGGCGTCGGGATCGAAACGGTGAGGCTGAGCGGATGATCCATTACCACGGCACGCCTATCGGCGGCTCACGGCAAGACGCGGCCCGCCTGCTGGCCGGCCGGCACGCCTTGGTGCCTTTCCCGCGGCAAGACGACGTGGGCATAGTCGCCGAGGCCTGCCAGTCGTTTGTCTTCGACAACGGCGCGTTCACCGTGTGGAAGAAAGGTGGTCAAGTCGATGTCGATGGATACACCCGCTGGGTGGATGACTGGCATCGGCACCCCGGCTTCGACTGGGCCCTGATCCCTGACGTGATCGACGGGGACGAAGACGCCAACGACCGGCTGCTCGAGCAATGGCCTGGCCACCTCCCCGGCGTGCCGGTCTGGCACATGCACGAGTCGATCGAGCGGCTGCAACGCTTGGCCCAGTCATGGCGCATGGTCGCCTTGGGCAGCTCAGGCCAGTGGCGTTCGCCGGGCACCGCAGCGTGGTGGAAGCGCATGGGCGCCGCAATGGACGCCATATGCGATAACCAGGGCCGGCCAGTCTGCCGCCTGCATGGCCTGCGAATGCTTGACCCGGCCATCTTCCAGAGCCTGCCGCTGGCATCGGCTGACAGCACGAACGCCGCAATGAACGGCGGTAGCATCAGTCGGTTCGGCATGTACACCCCGCCATCGGCCGGACAACGCGCCAGCGTGATAGCCGATCGAATTGAAGCACACACCAGCTCACCCATTTGGCAGCGCGAGAGCCAGACAGAACTGGCCTTGTGACAATCAGAGGTATCCCCATGCCCCCAGAAAACAAGATCGATTGCCCGGCCCTTCACAAGCGCAGCGATAGCTATCCGTTTGGCGATCGAGTGCCGCGCACGGTCCGGATGCTGAAGACCGTGACCGCCGACCCTATGCCTGGCATCGGGCTCGCCTACATCAAGGGCGATGCGCCGGTTGCTAAGGAGGGTCAAACCTACCGCGTGTGGACGAACAGCCACGGCGCCGTCACAGCGGTAATGGGGAGCGGCGTCCGCCTGGGCCTGCGACCGGCCGAGTTCGAGGTCGATAGCTGGCACCACCTTGCAGGCGAGCCAACTCCGCAGACCCACCCCGAGCCGATAGCCTGGATGGTTGGCACTGCCATCTGGTGGCACAAGGCCGGTGCGGAACGGGATTCCGAGGAGCGGAGCGAGCCCATGGTTCCGCTTGGCCCATGCGACAGCCCGAGCGAGATAGCGCGCGTCACGGCCCAGTTCAAGGAATGGCAGGCGAGCCATCACCGCAACTACTGCAAGGCAGCCGATGAGCGCGATGAGCTGCGCGGCCAACTCGACCAAGCTCGCCAACTTCTGCACACCGCGAGCATTCGGCTCGCAAACTGGCTGGAGCCAGGTGATGACCCGCGCAAGCAGATCATTGCGTTCCTAGAGGAAGGCGCGGAACCAAGCTCGCCCCCGGCTCCATACCCGAATCGTCTTTGCCATATCGACTACACCGCCCACCCACACCGGTGCGGCTGCCTGAAGGGTGACGAAGAGTCGCAACGCATATACGACGAGCATTGCCGTGCTGCCTTGGAGCGCCAGCCATGAATTGGGAACAGTGGTGGGCCGAACTGGTGGCTTTGGCTGCAAAGCACGGCCACACGCCAGGCATGCCAGAGCTGTGGAAGGAATACAACTGGGCGCGCGGCCAGACCCCGCAAGAAGCCTACCACGCTGAATACTCTCTCGACTTCTAACCCCCCCCTCTATTCACTGCCGCGATATGGCGGCCAAGGAACGACTGTGCCTGTAGAAAAAACTGCTCTCGACTCCATCGATCTGGATGCCCTACATGTCGCCGCCAAGGCCGCTGCCGAGGATGTGATCCGCTCCCACGGCTGGAAGGGAATGGTCGAAGACGCCGACCTGCTGGGAACCGATGAGCGTTACCTGGCCCTGGCCGACCCAGCCGTGGTTGCCGGGCTCATCACGGAAATCAAGGCCCTTCGACGGGCACTGGGCGGAATGCTGTTTGCCTTCGATGACGGTGTCGGCAAGGAATGGTCGCAGGATCTGCTCGACTTCGCCCGCCAAGTCACGCCAGCAGTCGAGTTCAAGCTATGACCCGCCTCGCCCTCTGCCTCCTGCTGCTGGCCACCGGCGCCAGCGCCACCGAGAACGTCATCGACGTGCAGCACGACAGCCAGCGCGGCGTCACCTGCTACCTGCTGAACGGGGTCGGAATCAGCTGCATTCCCGACAGCCAGCTCCAGGCCGGCAACCAGCGCCAGCTCTCCCCGCACGAAACCCAACCCGAACCTACACCCGCACTGGCGCCTGGGCGCTGGATTGATGAGAGGTATCAGCTGTGAAGGCACTTTCAATCAGACAGCCATGGGCCTGGCTGATCATCAGCGGTGGCAAGGACATCGAGAATCGAACCTGGCACACGAAGTTCCGAGGTCGTTTCTTGGTGCACGCCGCCAATGGCATGACCCGTCGAGAGTTTCTTTCGGCGTTTGATTTCATGGCCAGCAGGGGGATCAAGCCGCCCTTCCCGGTGCCGCCTGACAACCTGTTGCGAGGCGGAATCATTGGCTCAGTCGAGCTTATCGACAGCGTCGATCACAGCGAATCGCCCTGGTACATGGGCGAGAAAGGGTTCGTGCTGCGCGATCCAAAGCCGCTCCCGTTTGTTCCGATGAAGGGGCGGCTAGGATTCTTTGATGTGTCCAGCGAGGTGCTGGCATGACCGACCTGATCGAAGTGAAGACGGCAGACCTTGCCGGCGAGGCGCTTGGCTGGGCTGTCGGAAAGGCAGAGGGGCTGAAACTGGAATTAGTCCCGCCGCAGTACGGCAATTCATGGCGGGTATTCGCCCGGTACCAGGGCCAAGCCATCGAGCACACCAAGCGGTTCAATCCGTGGGAAGACTGGGCTCTGGGCGGGAAGCTTATCGAGAAGTATCAAGTTTCGCTGTCGCCACCGAAAAGCGCCGTGCACCGCAACTTTGGCTACATGGACAAGCGCAACGGCTACTACGAGGCCGGCGTCTGGAGTAGCACGATTTTTGGCAAGGAGCGCAAGCACCGCCGCACGGCATTCCACCACCCCGATAACCCACTGACCGTGGCCATGCAGGCAATCGCCCAGCTTGAGTTCGGCGATTCAGTCCAGGTGCCGAAGGAGCTGATGTCATGACCGAACAAAGTACCAAGGAATTCTACTCTGTCGGTCAAGCCTCTCAGCATGCTGCTGAATGGTGCAAACGCAATCCCGCATGGCGCCGGATCTGCGATATCCCGGACATCTCCGTGTTCGAAAAAACCTACGATGAGATTCCAAAGCGCGAGCGTGCCTACTGGGAAAAGAACGGCGGCGAAGAATGCTGGCGTGAATTCGGCGCTGGGGGAACCAAGGTGCCTACCGGATTCATCTCTGGAAAGGGCGAGTTCTTCGACCACGTCCTCAAAGTTCCGCTCCATCACAACATGATGATGGTGTACCGCGTGGGCAAGAGGTGGAAGCCATGATCGCCCTCGCCTACATGGCCTACCTGATCTACAGGGGGCCGCGATGAGCAAGCCGCACGCACGAACCAGCACCGGCGCAAAAGTCACTATCACCATCGAGATGACGAATCTCGGCTCATGGGGCCCGGACTGCACCCTGGACCAGGTCTACCGCCAAGCACGCGAAGCGGCAATTGGGCGATTGAATAACGTCTTCAAGGCTCACGTCGCCACAACCCGCATCCTGGGCCCGGTGATCGTCGAAGCCGTCACCACCGACCTCGAGAAGCGCTAACCCTCCCCCTACAACTCAAGCCCGCCGACATGCGCGGGCGAGGATTCTGCATGCTCGAAAACATCGAGGTGGTGCGCATCAAGCGCTTCGCCGCAAACACGGCTGGCCGCGATTTCGCGGTCGGCGATATCCACGGGCACTTCACCAGGCTGCAGGCTGCCCTGGACGCGGCCGGCTTCGATACGGAGGTTGACCGGCTGTTCAGCGTTGGCGATCTGGTCGACCGTGGGCCAGACAGCCTCGCCGCCCTTGAATGGCTTGAGCGTCCGTGGTTTCACGCTGTACGCGGCAACCACGAGGAAATGACCGTGTCGGCCTTCCGCGAAGCAAGCACCGACCTGCACTTCTGCAACGGCGGCGCTTGGTTCTACGCGCTATCGCAGGATGAACGGGCCGATGTCGTTTTGGCGCTTGAAGCCCTTCCGCTGGCCATCGAGGTTGAAACCGCGCACGGGATTGTCGGAATCGTTCACGCGGACGTGCCATATGGTCGCTGGCCCGATTTCAAGCTGAGCATTGAGACTGGCTCCCCGGCAGAGGTGGACCATGTTCAGGCAGTCGCCCAGTGGTCCCGCAGCCGGATCAATGACGGCAATACCGAACCAGTAGCTGGCATCAGCGCCGTAGTGGTCGGCCATACCCCTCTGCGGCAGCCGGCCGTCCTGGGCAACGTCTACCACATCGACACTGCCGGCTGGATGGATGGCCACTTCACCCTGCTGGAGCTTAGCTCTCTCCAGTGCACACCACCAATCAAACCAGGCGTCAGCCACGACTGGGACTGACCGAGGAGCATCCATGAACCTGATCGACTGCTACGTCACGAAGATCCTTGGCGAGCCGTACCGCATGTTCGGCCACTGGTGGGTTTCGGTGGAATACACGGCCGAAGGCTGGCCTGGAACCAAAGAACTCATGTTCCGCACCGAGGAAGCCGCCCGCGCGGCGAAGGTCGGGCACCACTTCACGGCCTGAGGAGGCCCACATGGCAAACGCCACTGCTGCAGTGCAGCCAGGCTTGCTGCAGAGAATCATCCGGGCCGGTGATGCGCCCGGATATCTCGGCATGTGCAGAGACGAATTCAAGAACACCGTCCGCCCATTCGTGCGCGAATTTCCGATTGGAAAGCAAGGCATTGGGTTTGATCGACTTGAGCTGGACGCCTGGGTCGACGCGTACATCGAGGCGATGGCCGTTGAAAAGGCCGCCGATCAAGACAACAATCGGCCTCGCAGCGAGCGTCTGGCCGTGACCTCCAAGGAGAATCCATGGCCAAAAAGGCAATCACAGGCCTCCAGAAAATGCCGAGCGGCATCTGGAAAATCGACAAAATCTACAGGGGAGAGCGAATTCAAGAGAGCACTGGCACTTGTGACCGGGAAGAAGCAGAGCAATACCTGATCCATTTACTGGAGAAGATGCGCCTGCGCAAAGTCTATGGCGTGCGCGAGATCAAGACGTTCAGCGCCGCAGCGGCCAAATACTTGGTCGAGCACAAGGATCAGCCCTCATTCAGGATCACTGCGCTGTACCTGAACCAGCTGGACGACTATATCGGCCACCTGCCGCTGACGCATATCGATGATGAGGCCCTGGCCCCGTTCATTCGCGACAGGAAGGCCGATGTAGTGCTACCGGATGGGAAGGTGAAAAAGGGAGTGAGCAACAGGACAGTCAACATCGCAATCGAACGAGCGATCCGTGTTCTATCGCTGGCGTGCAGGAAATGGCGGGACGAGGAGCGCCGGCCGTGGCTGGACAGCGTGCCGCTGCTAACCAAGCTGGAAGAGAAGAAGGCGAGCCGAAAGCCCTACCCCATGTCATGGGAGGAGCAATCGGTTCTCTTCGGTGAATTGCCAGACCATTTGCAGCGGATGGCCCTGTTCAAGGTGAACACGGGCTGCCGCGAGCAGGAGGTCTGCAAACTGAGGTGGGATTGGGAGATCTCTGTGCCAGAGCTTGGCACCAGCGTGTTTCTCATACCGGCCGAGTTCGGCGGCAGGCATGAGAACTCTGGGGTCAAGAACCGGGACGAGCGTCTGGTGGTGCTGAACGATGTGGCCAGATCGATCATAGAGAAGCAGCGCGGGCTTTCACGGGAATGGGTGTTCCCCTACAACGGCACCGCGATGCACCGGATGAACGATTCGGCCTGGAAGAAAGCGCGGGTGCGCGCGGCAAAGCTCTGGCAGGAGCAGCATCTACGGCCGGCACACCCTGGGTTCGCTTCTATCAGGATTCACGACCTTAAGCATACCTTCGGCAGGCGCCTGAAGGCAGCCGGTGTTTCAGAAGAAGATCGCAAGTCGCTTCTGGGTCACAAGAACGGCAGCGTGACCAGTCACTACTCCGGCGCGGAGATCGGTCAACTGATCGAGGCAGCAAACAAGGTATCGGCCACAGATTCACGCGGACCTGTGCTGACAATACTGAAGAGGAGAATTGGGTGA